TTAGAACTGCTTGAAATGATGGCGGTGCTGCTCGAAGGTCTCGAGTTTCGATAACGCTTCCACTGCCGAACGTAGACACTCCGAATCATTGGGGTCATCGACTTCAACCAGCAGCAGGTTGGGTGATCCTTCCTTGTTGTGCGCATCACTAGAGGCCGTTATCGGCAGGTGCTGCAGATCGCTCATCAGCTCCACATAGCGATGGTCGTCATCATGACGCCCTACCGCTCCGATGATATGGATGTCTGCCAACTGGAGTTCCTTGGCCTGTTCTATGGGCACCCGTACGGTGTTTCCTGACATGGTGATCTCCTTTGGTTCCTTAGGTGCCTTTACAGGCTGGCCGGATTAGCCGGTCTTCGCCACCCTTTTCTGCTCCGTGACACGATGCTGTGACAGGGGATTAAGCCACTGATTGCCAACGACCTCTTGACGAATACTCAAATGTTGGTAGTATACAACGCCGTGAGCCGGAGGGATGGCAGAGCGGTTGAATGCACCGGTCTTGAAAACCGGCAAGGGTTAACGCCCTTCCAGGGTTCGAATCCCTGTCCCTCCGCCACTTTTTACTTTCTCAGCAATGACTTACGTCACCCCACCCGCTGAGACGAAACCCCAAAAAAACCCGTTTCTATAACGTCTATAACGATCACCGTTATAGAGCTTCGTGCGTCCCGGTGCTTAAACGCTTGTCTCCAGACCAAAGCATCAAATCGCCCTACTGCTTCCCTGTCCCTCCCGCTTCGACGAACCTCCGTTGAAATCGTCTCGCTGTGCCTCGGTGTATTAGCGGTTGCCTCATCGCGTCCCTGTATCGAATACTGTATGGGTAAACAGTAATTCCAACAGGGAGGAAAACCATGGCAGTACAGGAGCAGGCAGCGGCGACACCGCCTTCTTATCTCAAGCTCGGCCAACGAGTCCAGCGTGCCGTCAATACGCCCCGGGCGCGTCTGTCCCAGAGCATCATCCTGGAGCGGCAGCCGGAGGAAAGCATCGAGGACTGGGAAGCCATGCTCGATGAGCTGGGCACCCATGGCAATGTGACAATTACGCGTTTCGATGACGGCTCCGTCGGTCTGCGTTGGAACGTGGCGGAGAGTGCCGCATGACTATCGCTCTCGACATTCTCGGACGCGTCGATGAGATAGGACAGCCTACCCTGCTGCCATTGGTTGCCGGCGAAGTCCGCGCAGGATTCCCGTCTCCTGCTGATGACTACCTGGAGCGGGATCTCGATCTGGTCGGGCACCTGGTTCAGCATCCGTCTGCCACCTTCTACGTGCGCGCCAAGGGCGACTCGATGGTCTCGTTCGGCATCTTCGATGGCGACCTGCTGATCGTTGACCGTGCACTCGACCCGCGCCCGGGCGACATCCTGATTGCTGTGGTCGATGGCGAGCTCACCTGCAAGCGCCTGGGTATGGTCAATGGCGGCACGGCACTTATGCCCGGTAACTCGTCCTATGCGCCGATCCTGCTCGACGGCTGCGAAGTCACGGTGTGGGGTGTGGTTACGCACAATATCCATGCACACCGGCGCGGGGTGGGACGATGATCGGCCTGGTGGATTGCAACAACTTCTACGTCTCGTGTGAGCGGGTATTCAATCCGAAGCTGGAGCGTCGCCCGGTCGGCGTCCTCTCGAACAATGATGGCTGCATCATCGCCCGGTCGAACGAGATAAAAAGCCTTGGCGTCGAGATGGGTACGCCGGCATTCCAGCTACCACCTGATATTCGCCGCCAGTGTGTCCTGCTCAGCTCCAACTACACGCTGTACGGTGACATGAGTCGGCGTGTGACGAACACCCTCGCCGACTTCACACCGGACGTCGAGATCTATTCTATCGACGAATCCTTCCTGGGCTTCGATGGGTTTGCCCGCGACAAGCTCGAGGAACATTGCCAGCGCATGCGTCACGTCGTTCGGCGCAACACCGGCATCCCGGTTAGTGCTGGTCTCTCGACCAGCCGCACCCTGGCGAAAGTCGCCAACAAGCTGGCTAAGAAGTCGGCGGCCTATGAGGGGGTCTGCATGCTCGAGCCGGATGCGGCGAATACGCGCCATATTCTGGAGCGAACGCCCGTCGAGGATCTGTGGGGCGTTGCCCGGAGAACAGGGGCGCGACTCGCAGATATGGGCATCCATTCCGCGTGGGAGTTGCGGCAGGCTGATCCCCGGTGTATGCGCCGTCAATTCAGTGTGGTGATGGAGCGCACCGTGTGGGAGCTGCGCGGTGTCGATTGCATCGAGACCGACGATATCGCCAGGCCCAAGCAGAACATCATGACCAGCCGATCCTTCGGGCGACTGACTGGATACAAAACAGATCTACGAGAAGCCATCCGCGTGCATGCCAGCCGCGGTGCCGAGAAGCTGCGCCGGCAAGGGTCCGTGGCTCGGGCCATCATGGTGTTCCTGCAGACGAACCGGCACCGCCTGGACCTGGCGCAATACAATCCCAGCCTGGTCGTGCAGCTGCCTCGCCCTACTGATGACAGCCGCATCATCGTCAACGCTGCCCAGCGGGCACTCGACGAGATGTACCTGCCCGGGTATGCGTTCATGAAGGTTGGCGTCATGATGATGGACCTGGCCGACAAGGCGACGTTGCAGCTCGACCTGCTCGACACGCCGCAATCGGATGCCGATCGGGAACGCAATGAGCGGCTCATGGCCATCATGGATAAGATCAACCGAGAGTACGGCAGGGACACAGTCAGCGTGGGTAAGGCGAAGAGGGACAGCGCCTGGAAATTGCGCTGCCAGCACCGGACGCCCCGCTACACCACTCGGTGGGACGAGCTACCCATCGTGACAATGAGGTGAGACATGATTATTCGCCAGAGCCCTGACACGCTTGAGCGATTGATAGAGCACCTTGATCAGCAAGGCATTAACCACGACTTGCAGCGCGCCACGAATGGAAAGCCCCGTCATCCTGACAGGGCTCCCCGCGACGTAGACTTAGGGCGAACCCATGCGGGAACGCGTGATGAGACGTCGCAATGAAGTTACCATGCTAACAACATTTTGCAGTCAGAGAAGCGCTGCTTTTGATGTAAGTCATCTTAGACAAGTGCGTTACAGCAGTGCTGAGAAAGATAGCCATGAGCCTCGGCCAAACAGGAAGTAAGCCCAAAATACAAATATCACAGCTAGAAAATGCCCTATACGTCCAGCCGTTGTGCTTATGGTGCCAAATTCTCCCCCGTAACCTGCCTGTGAGAAATAGGTTGCTCCAGAGGCCATAGCTGAAGAAAGCACGCCAGCAACATAGTGCAGCATTGCCGTAGCTAAAAGGCTGATAGAAGGCCCGGACCCTGGCGCTTTCCAGATATTCCCAATGAAAGCCAAGAGCGCCACAGCTGCGCCACCATTAATCAATAGCGAACTTTTCAGGGCAAACTGGCCAACAGTGATTACAGACCGAAGCATTTCGAGATTGTATTCGTGCTGCTGCTGGCTGGAAGATATACCGGCGGTGAGGTCGGCTCGATACGCCTCCATAGCAGCATCGCCCACAGCTACATTCTCAGGAGTTTTTTCAACCACTTCCTCCAGCCGCTCTGCATAGGCTTCCAAGTCAGCAATGGAAACCTGTTCAACTCCTTTCTCTTTGGTGGCGGCAATCGACCCGCGTAGCACGTGGACTACTTCAGAAGACTTCATGGCAGAATGAACAATTCGTAATGTAAGGAAGCAGAATTCTCCATGAAGCAGATCGTTGACGCCATTCCAAAGCAGATATCTATTCTTTTCCTTCTGTGCATAGCCGCCCTGCCGGCGTTCGCTGATGACTACGGCTCAGCCACAGTCAAGCGCGTCACCTCAATCTATGATGGCGATACCTTCCGAGTTGACATTGAGGGCTGGCCGGCTGTCGTTGGTGAGCGGGTGCCTGTGCGCATTCTGGGTATCGATACCCCAGAGCTCCGTGGCTCAAGCGACTGTGAGAAGCTTCTCGCCCGGGCGGCGAAGCAGTTCACAGTGGCCAAGCTGCGTGAAGCCGACGAGATCCGGCTCGAACATATTGACCGTGGTAAGTACTTTCGGCTGCTGGCCGATGTAATGGTAGATGGCGCGAGCCTCGGCCAGGCATTGATCGAAGCCGGACATGCTCGACCGTATGATGGTGGTGCAAAAGCCAAGGAGTGGTGCGAGTGAGCCGCCCGAAGGCGGCTCTACCAGGTCAATGACAGTGATACGTGCCTCGCTTGGTGTCGTGATGGCAACCGCTACTGTTGGTGCCGCCCGAGTGCGCGAATGCCGCAGTGCTGCCCAGTAGGCCCAATATTACGCTGGCAAGTAGAATCTTTTTCATGAGAGCTCCTTTTCCCTACGTTTGGCCGGCTCATGCCGGTACGAAAACGTATCACATTGGACACAATGCGTAACATACTCTCTAGAAACGAGTCGCCGAACTTACGCAGGCAGCAAGTTTGGCGGCGGCAATGATGTGTTCGTGGCATTCCGTCGCATGCCGACTGCCCAGCGCCTGCAGGGCCGGTCCTAGTTCTGTCTGCCAGCGATGAGCCAGCCACTTGGTGTGGTAGCACAACAGCCTGAGGTCGGCTGTCTGCTCGCTGCTGAGGGTTACCCGCCCTTCCCTGCGCTTCCAGTATCCCGAGTGATGCTTGCGTATTGAGACGATGTCCTGGGGATTTCTGTATCTGCTCACGTTCTTCCTGCGTACAAAGATGGCTATCGGATCGGCTCGCTATCGTTCTTCGCGCCCTCCTGGGCCCGTCGCGACTGCTCCAGCCGATAAGTGATCTCAGCGCTCAGGCTCCGACGGTTTCGTCGGGCTTCGCGTTTCAGCCACTCCTTTATACCCGCGGGCAGGCGTATGTTGGTCTGAACAGAAACGGGCATGACGGGCTCCTTTCCATCATATGGCTACACAGAACGTAGCACACTGCTTCATTGCCACATGTAGCGCTTTGCTACATTCTCGCCCCCATGAGAGAAAACGAAGCCCAGTTCAACCTACGTGTGCCTAGCAACCTGCGGGACTTGGTCAAGGAGGCTGCCAAAAGGAACAACCGTTCCCAGACGGCAGAGGTCGTGGCGCGTCTCGAAGAAAGCTTCGCTCGCGAGGGGACCTTCAGAGAAGGTGCTGAGGTTGGTCCGCGCATCTCGGCTGATTCTGATACGCGCGAGCTGATCGTGGCCATGGAGATGCTGCTCAACCAGGTCGATCTGATGCGGAAGGAGCTGAACGGCAGGTTGAAGGGGCTGAAGGGGATCGGCGAAGAGTAATCCCCGCAGAGCACAGCGACTAAGGTAGCAGCATCGCCACGTGCCAAACTAAAAAACACAGGGGAACACCTCTTATCTAGCTTTGGGTAGCCACATAAAGAGGCTACGCTAGAAGCGGCAGCAGGAGCCGCTTCGGATGCTTTTCGAGGCGTCGAAGCGATAGAGGTAGAGGGACATGGGTAAAGCAAATCCGACAATTCTCAAGTGGGCGCGAGAGACGTCTGGGCTAAGCCTCGAGGAGGCAGCGCGGAAGCTCTCGCTTGGCGGCAAGAGCATATCGGGTGCAGAAGCACTGCAGGCTTTTGAAGCTGGCGAAAAGAGCCCCACGCGCAGACAGCTAATGAACATGGCCAAGCAGTACCACCGGCCGTTCATCACTTTCTTTCTGCCGGCTCCTCCGAAAAGCGCATCTATGGGCGAAGATTTTCGACGCCTGCCGGATGCGAAGCGGGAAGAGCATGAGGGCAACGTGAATGCCTTGGTGCGGGATATCTATATCCGTCAGTCCCTCGTGAAAGACGCTCTCATCGATAGTGAAGAAGACGAAACGGTTGAGTTCATTGGTATGGGGCGAGCCATGCCTAGCATTGACGAGGCGTGTCGAGCCATAAGGGACTACTTCGAGATAGATATCGAGGTTTACCGTAGAAAGCCGAATGCACATGACGCCTTCAATTATTTGAGAGCGCTTGTGGAAGAGAAAGGCATTTACGTCCTGCTGATAGGCGATCTGGGCAGCCATCACTCTTCAATCAGTACCGACGCTTTTCGGGGGTTCGCGCTATCAGACCCGATTGCTCCTTTCGTTGTTATCAACCAGAACGATTCGAAGCCCGCCTGGTGCTTTACGCTTCTCCATGAGGTCGCTCACCTTTGGCTAGGCAAGACAGGTATCAGCGCTCAAACACATGAGCATCTAGTTGAACGCTATTGCAACGATGTAGCCAGCCATCTTCTGATTACTCTGGACGAGGTTCGTCAGCTCTTCAGCGACGCTCAACGATCAGATGAGGCTTTCGTATCCGCTCTGCAGCGTGAGGCTAGCAGCCTCAACATAAGCGCCTCACTTGTTGCCTATCGCCTATTTAGGAGCCACCTGATAGATCAGGGCAGGTGGGAGCAGACCAGCGAAGAGCTTCGTGAGCTTTGGCTCAACAGCAAGTCTATACGGCGAAGTGAGAACTCGGGCTCGAGCGGTAATTTCTACAACACGCAGCGACACCGTGCAGGGGGTGCGCTTATCGGCCTTGTTCGTCGGTCACTTCATGATGGAGTGCTTACCGAGACGAAGGCTGGAAGGGTGCTGGGTGTTAGCCCAGGCAATGTTGCTGAAATGGTAGGGTTGTAATGCCGGTCGTACAAAAAGAACTGTTCCTTCTCGACGCCAACGTCATCATCCACGCGCACGACCTTTACTACCATATGGATCGAGTGCCTGAATTTTGGGATTGGCTCGAGTTTCATGCGGAAAACGGCTCGATTGCCATGCCTAACGAGACGCATGGCGAAATTCAGGGCGGAGCCAATGCGCAGCATGTCCAGTGGGCCAAGAACCGAGATGTGCGTGCCCGTTTGGTCCTAGACGAAGAATTCGATCCCGATTTGCTGAATAGAGTCATTGAGCAAGGTTATGCCCCAGATTTGAATGAAGTTGAGCTGGACAAGATTGCGATGGATCCGTTTCTGGTTGCCTATGGGCTTAAAGATCCCGACAATCGCATTGTTGTTTCCAATGAAGTTTCGAAGCCAAGCAAGCAGCGCGCAAACCGTAAGGTGCCTGACGTTTGCCGAGCAGTAGGCGTTAAGTGCTGCAACGTGTATCAACTCCTCAAGGAACTTGACTTCCGAACAAATTGGCGCCAAGCGGTATAGACCTTAGCCCCTCGCATTCCACGCTGCGCCCCGTTACGCTCCATTCATGGACTGGAATACAATCGGCCCGGTACTGATGACCCTGCCGCTGTTTGGCTTGATGGTCATGACCGTGATGCCGCGGGACTGGCAGAACCTGCAGGGCTGGCTGATCGTCAGCTTCGTGGCCATCCCTGGCCTATTGCTGGTGATCTGCTTCCCCCCGCTGGTCTTCGGGCTGCTGTTCTTTGCCGGCGTGTTCGCAAACCGAAAACGCTAACTGGCTGCCCTCGCCTCTTGCACTCGCTCACCCAACGCCTGCTGGATCTGATTCTTCACCGCGCGTAGCCGATCCATGCGTTGACGCTTCTCCTCGCTGCCGAGGTTTGACCGGCGCACCATATCCATCTGCTGGTTCACCTTGCGCAGCTTGGCCTGGGCGCGATTGAGCGCCGGGCGCAGCCGTAGTAGCGCCTGCCTGCTATCGGCGACCTCCCGGGCCCGCTCCAGTTCACCCATCTCGCGCAGTTCCTTCACATCGCTATAGGCTCGCTGGGCAGCCTGCAGCCCGTCATAGAACAGCGTGCCGTACTTGGTGTAGCGGTCTTCGTCGCTCAGGCTCTGATAGAAGCGTCGCACCGGCTGGTACTCGTACCAGCGCTGGGCCGGGCTCTCCTGGCCGTTGAGGGTCCGCCAGCCGACGTCCGTCATACCAGCGGCCCAGGCACCCACCTGCCCCAGGTAGCCCTGGATTAGGTGATCGACCTGCACCGGTGACAGGGCCAGCGGGTTATCCTCCTTGGAGATACCCAGCCACTGACCCAGTGCGCCGGCAGTGCTGTTCAGGGCTGTGCTGATGCCCTGCCCGACTGCCGTAGTGCTGCTGTTGCGGCGCAGTTCCGGCGACAGCCGGTCCATGCCCATGCTCTCGATAGGCCGACCGGTGAAATCGTCCTTGTTCGAGTAGACATTGAGGATCGGCTGGAAGGCCTGCGGTACCGGCGAGAAGCTGAAGGTGTCGGTGAGCATGTGCACCAGGCGCTGACGGAACAGTGCGCCGGTTGCCTCGTCATCCATGGCTTGCTCAAGCATGCGCTCGGTGAGCGTGGCAATCGCGCCGACCTCGAAGGGCTTGGGGATCGTGAAGGCCTTATCGCCGACCCGGAACCACCAGTAGGTGTCCTTCTGCCAATCCTCGAGCTTCTTGTATTCCTCATCGTCATGGTTGTGGGCGTATAGCGCCATAGTGGCCATGGCCAGCGCCCCGGTCACCATCCAGAAGCGGGCCGCTGCCTGGCGGTCGCTGACGCTGGCCTGCCCCTTGCCGAAAGCTTCCAGCACGGTATTGGCGCCCGGCTTGATGCCGCTGCGGTAGATCTTGTCGAGACCCTGCAGGCGGGCGTTCAGAAACGGCACGATATCAATGAGAATCCTGACTGCTGGCCAGGCACCGTGGGCGCTGAAGTCCATCAGGTCGCGTGACTCGAAGGCCGAGTACAGCTTGCCGCGTCCGGCGTCACGGTTCTGCTGGTAGATCGCCCCGCGGTTGAGGTTCTCAGCGAAGTTGTTGACGTCGTTCCACTTCGACCACAGCGTGCGCACCGCATTGGGCACCATGCTCGGGCCGCTGACGATGCTGGCGTTACGCATGTCCCGCGTCAGCTGGGCACGCAGCTCGTCCGGGTTGTTGCCGAACAGGTGGCCGAAGTTGAACGATGCGCCGCTGGCCATCATCCGCGCATGGGTACGGGCATCCTTGAGCGCCCGGCCGCCGGTGATCATATTGGCCAGGGCATTCTTGCTGACCTGTGACGTGGCCGAGGCCTGAAGGCTATCGCGGATCAGGTTGGCAATGACGAACTGTGGCGTGACCGTCGTCATATTGGTGAACACGCGCTTGAAGCCACGCATCACCTTCATCGCTGCCGAGTTCATGCCCGGATGCGCCAGGCTGGTGATCGCCTTGAACACCAGCGGGTCATCGATCTGGTAGAAGACCTTCTGTCCGTTGCGCATCACGAAGGTGCTGTTGGTGGTGTCACGGTTGGATTCCGGCACGACCTGGGCGATGCCCACCGCCTCGGCATTCTTCACCGCCTGCATGGCGGCCTGGTTCTTGAGGCTCTCCTCCATGAGGTGGTGGAAGTTCATCATCGTGTTCTGCAGCAGGTCATTCAGGTTTTCGGTGCCGCCCTTGAGCTTCTTGAAGGCCTGCTGCCGGGACAGTCCGCTGGTCGCGATCGGGCCCTGGAAGGTCTTGTCCTGCTCGCTGATGCGGTAGAACGGTACGTAAAACTCGTCGCGCCACATGGCTCGCTGGTCGGCGCTGATGATGCCGGACTGCTCGGCGATGGCTAGCACGTCGTCGCGGTACTGCTGGAACTCGGAGAACACCTGATCGTAGAGCTGCGCACGGTTCTGGCCGTTCTCGGTGGTGCCGCGGTTCCAGTTGCGCATGGCGTCAATCTCCGCCGGCTCGAACAGGTTCTCCCGGCCTTGCTGGGCCAGCTGGTGAGAGCGGTTACCGGCAATCCAGCCCATGAAGCGCTCGATCTCGGCGGCCGAGCCCAGGCGTCCCAGCACGCTGCCCAGTCCCTTGCTGCCATCGTCGCGAATGTCGATGACCTTCTCGTCGGGATCCAGGTAGACGCGGCCGTTGTGGAGCATGGCATGCAGGGCGCCGTTGGCGGCATTGGCCATGCGAGCCAGTACCCAGCTCGATGAGGCAGTGCTGTTCTGCACTACGTCCTTGTCGCTGGCCGCCGCCTGGTCAATTTCCAGTAGTGCTGCGTAGCGGTCCACCAGCCCCTGGCGGATGACCCGCCTGGCCACTTCCCACCTTTCCTTGAAATAGCTCATCGCCTGGCCGTTACGCCAAGCCTGAATCGCTTCGCTCAAGGCGCGCTGCGTCGGCGTCTTGGGTCCGATCTTGTTGGCGGCGCTGCGGTCAGTGGCGGTGAAGTCGCTGAACTGATCGGCCAGAGGCGCGCGGGTTCTGCCGGCCAAGGCGAAGCGCAGGGCCTCGTCGCTGCCGGGGGCCGGGTCCGCCTGACGCTTCTGCAGCCAGGCGCGCGACTGCTCACCGAGAGCCAGCACGTCGGTGTAGGTCCATGCCACGCTGGGAAAAAGGCGACGCAGCAGGCTGCGGATTGCTGCCACTGCACGCTGCCAGGCCTTGGGCCGGTGCCCTTTTTCCAACAGGTGGGCGACCATTTCCTCGGCGATGGTCACCTGATCGTCGGGGCTGTTCTTGTCGAGGAAGGTGTAGGTTTCCAGCACCTCGTTGAGTGACTCTCGCCCCTTAGGGTGGTGCGGCAGATTGCGGTACAGGCTGCGCATTACCGGGACCAGCTCGTCGCCGAGTACGCCGCGCATGCCCTTGTGGCCGACGGCTTCGTGGACTGCGGTCTGGACAGCCTGCTCCAGGCTGAGGTTGTTGCCTGCGATGATGTAGAGCTGGTCGCCCAGGTATAGGCCCTTCACGTCACGCGGGTTCACACCCTGCAGGGCCATGGACATGATGGCGTTCTGCGGCAGTTCGCGTGGATGATCAATGATGGTGAAGTCGCCGAGTTGCTCTTCCATGCCGGCCAGTGCGTTGCGCACGGCTTCGGCGGTCGGGGCATCCGCACTCTTATCGGCGTCGTCGAGACGGTAGCGTGCCTCGCCTGTGGCTGAAGACTGACCGCTCCCCTCCGATTGCTCGACGCTCGGGAAGTCACGGATCTCTTCCAGCAGCTGGGTGATTGGCGCATCCAGGCGGATGACACGCACGTCCTCGCCCTGGTCGGCCTTGGCCATCCATTGGTGATGCCCGTCGAGGACATGGTCATCGGCAGACACCAGAATGGCGCGGTCGCCGCTCCCCTGGCGTTCCTTGGCAGTGGCAACCTTGGCTTCGGAGAATTCGGCCTGGGTGGGCTTGAGCGATGCGGCCGGTACCGTGTCCTCGGTGCCCTCGACACCTCTGGCTTTCAGGAAGTTGGCCAGCGCCCCGCGATGTTCGGCCTTGACCTGCGGCATCTCGGAGCGGGGGATGCCCAGCGTGCCGGAGTCGTCAGCGAATGCAGTCCACTCGTCGTCGATGCGCTCGCCGCGTAGGTTGGCTGTCTGTCCTAGCGCTTCGGCTTCTGCAGCCCCTTGGGCAGGATCAGCTTGTCGCCCTTCGGCAGCGTCTGGTTGGCGACGTGCAGCGCGTCCTGAAACATCCCGCGCAGATGCTCGTTGCCCTGCTGCTTCGGCTTGTCGGAATCCTTCATCGAATACGTCCTGGTTGGTCGTGGTGTCTTCGAACAGTGCGCCGTTGTGCTCACCCTCGGCACGCACGCGGACCGCCTGACCAATGTACCGCATGGCCTGCTCGAGCGCAGCGCGAGAGCGCATGTTGGTGTTGAGCGTCAACGCCAGGTCGGCGGTCAGGGCCGGCACCGGCTCGGCAAAGGCGTCGGTCTGGTTGACCAGCTCACGAATCGGCGTGCCGTCCTGGCGGGAGCGACGTACCAAGCGCACGGCGTCATTGATCGTGTCGATGGCAGCCAAGGCATCCTGGCTGCCGGTCTCGCGGGCAATGGCGAGATCGGACGCCGCGGCTTGCAGGGCCCCGGTCAGGTTGCGCATGGCATCGCCCTGCTCGGTGGCCATCTCGACCATATCGCTGTCGGCATAGGCCTTAGCGAACACGGCCCGCTGCATGCGGCTTGCCAGTTCAGGCGTGGCCTGGCCATCGCGGGTGGTATAGCGGCTGGCCTCGTTGCTGCCCAGGCGCGACACGAAGGTGCGCAGGAAGGCCCGGTTGCTGGCTGCCAGCGGGTCGCCGGACTGGTCGGGGCTCCACTGCTGCAGATCCTCTCCGCTCAGGCTGTCGGCGTCGGCCTGCGCCTGCTCGTAGCTGGTCATGCCGGCGACGGTCGATTCGTTGGCACGGCGGGCGAACTCGGCGCGATCAATGTTGGTCACGCGCTCGCGCACCAGGACCGGCTGAGCCATCTCGGCAACGGCGGCCGGGTCCATGCCCATGGCCTCAGCCTGCTGGGCGACGTAGCGCCGGTAGGCTTGCGCACGGTCACTGTTGGTCTGGTAGGCCTGGGCGATGGCCATGGTGCGACCATTGCCTGACTCGACCACACCATCGGCGCCGATGATCGGCGCGCCGGTGCTGGCATCGTTGCTGCGCCCGAGCCGCTCGGGGTTCAGGTTGGCGGCGATGTTGCGCACCTGCACCTGGCTGTTGGCATTGGTGCGGTCGCGCGGCTGAAGCTCTTGGGGGAAGCGAGGATTGAGACGGCCATCCGGTGTGTTGGACGGCGTCAGCTCGGACAGATCCATCACGCGATAGCGGGCACGGACCGGCGTGTTATCCGCCAGATAGGCTGGCTCGATTGGGCCGCGCGTGCGGGCGAGATCGGCCACCTCCTGGGCGCGACGCTGCTGCTCTGCACGCTGGGCATCACTGTCCTGCCGGGCACCGGTGTCAGTAAAGCGGGCGCGCTCGAAGGTCTGGTCCAGGCCGGTATTGGCATTGCCAGCGACCGGGCCATCACCGTAGACGATGCCTTGGTCGGTCAGTTGCGGACGCTGGGCCGCCACACCCTCACGCATGCGACTTGCCCCCTGCTGCTGGGCTGCCATTCGCTCGTCGCGGCGCACCGTACGGGCCTGCGGGTCGTACTGCGTAGCGTCCACGGTCGGGCCGCTGCCGTAGATGGTATTCGGGTCGCCGGGCGGCAGACGGCGGCTGTCGTTGCCGAGCAGCCCGGACACGCCTTGCGGTTCGCCATCCACCAACTCGCCTTCGACACGGGCGGGGCGCTCACTGCTACCGGTACGATTCAACGCGTCGCGCAGGTTGCGGGAGATCAGTTCAGCGCGCCCCAGGCGGCGCTGGGCTTGCTCGATACGTCCGGCCTCGAAGTCGGCATTGGCCTCGTCCAACATGCGGGTGATATTGCGCAGACGGGTCTGGCCCTGGTAGCTCGCCCCGCGCGCCATGTGCTGCAGGTCGTCGAGTTCGCCTATGGCCAGTTGCAGGCGATTGCCCAACGTGGCCATGATCTCGGGATCGGCGGGCTGCGCTGCAGGCTGATCGCTGATACCGCTCTGCTCGGCCTGCTGGCCGGCCATGGCCTGGTCGAGCGCATCGCCGCCCTGCTGGGCCACCTCTTGGCGTGACTGTTCGATGCGCTGGACCTGAGTCTGCGCCCGGCTACGCTCAGTGATGCCAGCGGGCGCGCCCATGGCGCCGCCCATCAAGCCGCCGGCAGCGGCAGCATCGATGACCTGTTTCCAGTCGGCTTCGCCCAGGTTGTTGAGCAGGCTCTCGCCGTTGTTCTTCACCCAGTAGTCAGCATGCTGCTCGATTAGGGTCTGGAGCCCTTCGGTCGAGGCTTCGGCCAGAAGCTGTGTGGCACCACCCCGGGTAGCCGCACCTTTCAGGCTGCGGCTGGCGGTACGACGCAGATCGCTCAGTGCGCTGTCGGCGATCTCGTTGGCGGCTTTCTGGGCCACCTCGTCACCGCCGAACTTGCGCAGCGCACGCATCACCGGCAGCGCATCGAGCGCACCGGCAAGAGATCCATGGGCCAGTGCGACGTCGGCATTCTCGACCTCGCCCATGATCGATCCAGTCTCCATACCTGCTGATGACACGTAAGCGCCGATGGCCTGGCCGGCCCGGGTCGCGGCCTGCTTGGCGACGCTGCCTGCCAGCATGCGGGCGCCAATGCCGCCGACGCCGCCACTGGCCATGGACGTGGCCATCATGGGCAGCAGGTTGCCAGCGGTCCAGCTTGCCCACTGCAGGGCGCTGGTGTCGGGATCGGTGAACAGGTCGGTGAAGCCATAGCCCAGGCTGTTCTCGTCCGCCTCGGCCATGTTCTTCTGGTAGATGTCGCGACCGGCATTGAGCATGCCTTCGCTCTCAAGCTTGTCGCCGGCAGCCATGATCAGGCCACCACCCATCGCCTGCATCTGATCCATGCCAGCCGACAAGCCAGCCATGAAGCCGGGCTTGCTCTCGCTCTTGGCCTGGGAAGGCTGGCCGCTCACGTAGGCGTCGAACTCGTCGTCGGAGAAGTAGCTGAACTCAGGGGATTGGCGGATGAGGGACTTCAGTTCGGCGTCCGAGCGATCGCGCAGGGACGGGTTTTTCTGACGGATATCGTCAAGCAGGGCCATGAGGCGTTGTCTCCCGACAAGGCTGGTAGGCACCGGGCGCGATCAGGCGAGGTTCAGACAGTCGCGCCGCGGCGGATCATTGGTTGATGTTGATGGGCACGCCGGCGTCCTGCAACTGCATGATGCGCTCGGCTATCCAACGCTTCTGGTCGGCGGACAGGTTAGGGTTCTGGTCAAGGGCCAGGAGCTGTTCGGCGACTCGCTGGGCTTCGGCCAGCGTCTCGTCGCTGACACCGCCCTGGCCGCGCGCCTGATTGACACTGCGCGACAGCCAGCCCTCGGCGCCACCGCCCTTCTCTTTCTCGATTCGGTCAAGAATGGCATCGGCGGCATTACGTGTGTCGTTGGCTTCGCGCTTAGCCTCGTTGGCCTCCTGTGTCGCCTGCTGGGCCTGCCGCTGACGCTGAATGATGCCCGGGACCGAGTCAGGCTGCGCGGTGGCAGCATTGCCCGCCTGGTCGCCGCTAACGGCCTGGGTGCCACCTTCACCGGCCAGCAGCTTCTCAAGCATGGTCTGGCCGCCGCCCCCGCCAAGAATGCTTTGGTACTGCCCTTGCAGGCGCCCCATCTCGGCCTTTTCTTCGGTCGTCAGCTCGCGCCCTACGTCACTCGCGCTCTTGCGGATCGCCTTCATGCGATCGGCGATGCCATCGAGTTGATATTTCTGCCGCTCGGTCAGGTCGCTGGTCGCCGTCATCTTTGCGCCTTCCGGCAGGTTGGCGTCGCGGTATTCGTTTCGGGTCGGGCTGTACTGCGCATAACCACCGCCCTCGAGCGGCACCAGTTGCCAGTCGTTGCTCTTCGCCTCCCGGCTGGCCGTTATCTGGGCATTGCTGCGACGGTCGGCGCCACTCTCGCGAATGTTGACCAGTGCCGTATCGTGCTGCCGGTTGAGTTGGTTCTCGCCGGAAGTGAACTCCTGCCCAGCCACACGTTCATCGCGCCGGAAGGTGCGATCGGCCTGGTTCTCTTGGGCCGTGAATTGCTGGCTATCGTCCTGGCGCTGCATGGCCAGGTCATGGTCGAGCTGCTTGAGCGCTGCATCGCGTTTCTGCTGGATGGCACTCTGGGCGTTCCATTGCACCGCCCGGCCTCCGCCGGACAGGGCGCCGGCAATAGCTGCTCCGAGAATTCCCGCCATCACATGCCTCCTTGCGGCCCAGGCTGACCGGCCCCTTGCGGCGGCTGTTGCGGCTGGCCCTGACCGCCACGTTGCTGTGACATGCCCTTGGCCTCACGCAGCCCGCGGATCAGCTCCCCATAGCGCTGACGCTGCGCCGGCGGCATGCTCTCGGCGGTCGCCTGGCCGAACTGCGCCATGGCCATCATGAAGCCAGCCTCGATGGCTTCGCCGTTGCCCTGTTCGGGAAGGATGCGCAGGCGTACCGCCATCTCGCCTACCGCCTGGGACACGACCATGGCGGCCTGCACCATGACGCCGGGCGGTACCGTACTGCCCTTCTCGGTGAGCATCTGCCAGACACCGAGCATGAGTTGGGCGACGATGCGTCCGATGGCTTGCTCGGGCTGCTGGCCGCCTTCCTCGAGGATCTGGCGCACCTGGGGAAGCATCGGGCCGTAGAGCGACTCGAGCATGGCGTTGACGAGCTGCTCGCGCTGCTGCGCGCCCTGCTGTGGGTCCATATCGACGCGGGGATCTCGACCGCCCTGCGACTGGCCTTGCGGTTGGCCCGATTGGGCCTGGGGGGAAGGTTGCGGAGCGCCCTGTGGCTGCCCCATGCCTTGCTGGAGTAGTCCTGCCATGTGTCGCCTCCCGGCGAGTTATGCGAAGAAGGATTCAGCGTAACTGGCGTAGCCGCTGAAATCGACGGGGCCATAGTCGGGACGTGTTGCGGCGGGTGTGGCTGCCGAGTTGCCAGCCAGCATCGAGTCGCCCGTGTCACCCTGCATGCTGCCATCGTTGCCCGAACCGGTGCCTGGCGTACTGCCACCGTATTGGCCCATCGCGGCGTTGCGCCCCATCTGTGAGCCCAGCACGCCACCGCCGACCATGCCGGCAATAGCGCCAGGGAGGCCACCCGCTGCCATGCCGATTCCACCCAGTGCGGTGCTGCCCAGCTTGCCGCCGACCATGCCGCCAACAGTCCCTGCTGCTTGTTGTCCGAAGCTGTTGCTAAAACTGGCATCCATATTGGTACCGAACTCAGCATTGTGAGCGGCTAAGTCCTGCGAGGCTTTACGGGCGGAAAGCGCGGCATTGGCTGTTTGTCCGATAGCTGTGCCGGGCAGGCCACCCACGACCGAGCCCACCAGACCAATAGCCCTACCAAGGATGCCAGGACGGGCATTTTCCTGAATGCTTCGCATAGCGGACTGTTCGATACTGGCTTGGCTCATCGCTTTACCATCGACCTGCCCCATGAACCCCGCTTCGCGGTCAGGCATCGCATCGACCTGATCCATGAAACTACGCTCTGCCTCGTCCGCCATATCCGCAACGGCACCGCCAGTCACGCTGCCCATTGGCGAGCCTGTAGCGACCTCGCCATACAGTCCATCACGCATGGCCTCGGTGCGGGTTTGCCCCACCACATCGGCCCGGGTCTGGGTGGCCGTATCGGCACGGTTGTTTTGGACGGCGCCGAAGTTGGCATGTCCTACGCTGACAGAACTGCCACCGAAGTTGGTATGTGTGTTGGCGGGTCCAAAGCCACCGTTGCCTGTGCTTGTGTGGCCAGTACCATAACCTCGACCCGACCCACGGGTACCGAGCTCGCTGCCTAGACGGCCACCGCCGCCGGCAGCCCCCTTGCCGTTTCCGGATGACCCGCCGCTGCTACCTCCATGTGAGCCTCCTGGCGAGCCAGTGCTGCCACGGCCTACACCGCCGCGACCATCGGAATCCCCAGCCATGTCACTGCCCTCCCGCAATCATTCCGTTGGAGATAAGCCCCTTGGTCAGCGTGTTGCGATAGCTGCCATAATCGCCGATCTCGCCCGGGTTAACCTGACGGTCCCTGACCCCGCGCTCGTACATCTCGCGCTTGAAGGCTCGCTCATCCTTGGCCTGTTCGTTCTGCAGGTAGGCCTGGCCGACGCCGGCGGCGATACCGCCGATCAAGTTGGCCGCCTCGGGATTGTCACCGATCCAGTTGAAGGCCTCGGTGGCATAGCCGGACACGCTGTCCCAGCCGGTGCTCAGGGCGTTACCAATGCTGCTCCAGTCCATCGCGTGGCCTCCTTACAGGCTGGGGAAAAGGCCGGTGTCGGACAGGTAGCTCGACAGGCTCTTGTAGAGGTTCTGCTGGAAGCTGATATCACTGTCCCGCATCGACTTGATCTGATTGATCATCTTGGTTTTGTTGCTGGCACTGATATCGGAGTTGGCATTGATGTTGGCGATGCCTTCCATGCCCTGCGCGACGATGTCGGTCACGTTGTTGGCCATGACACCCCAGGCGTTGGCCGCTGAACTGGCCTGCAACTTGTTGAGATCCTGCAGCGCACCGGCATCCTGCTGAGCGATAGGCGTGGCAGCGTCGATCATCGCACCCTGCGTAGCGCCGGCCGCCATCGAGGAATTGAGCAGTCCGCGCTTATTCGCATACTGCTTTCCCTGCGTCGCCGCCCGCTTCATCAGCGGCGAGTTGCTTTTCAAAATCGAGTTGAGTTGGCCCTGGACGGTGTCCATGCCGTTGGAAGTCGCCATTGCGTCACCTCCCGGTGAGTTGTTTAGCGTTTATCAGGCGCTTGCCACATCCGGCCATTGGAAGGCAGGCAGCATGGCGATCAGATCGTCCTTGGTGGGCACGCTGATCTGGCCGGCCTGTGCCTGGGCGAGCAGCTCATACCCTTTGGCCCACACTGCATCGCGCCACTCGACGCCTGCCTGGCCTTCGGCGGCGAACTTGGCATTTACACTGGTGGCGTAGGTACAGAGGGATAGAATGCCGTCGTAGCGACGCTGCTGTGCCGTGGCATCCAGATGCTCCTGAATGTGCCGAGTCAATTCGGCGGTGATGCGGGCCTCTTCTGCTGACTGGATCTCCTCAGCAGTCGGCGCTTTCTTGATAGTGATATCGCCCATTCAAGCCTCCTGTGGCTCACTGAATGTCATTGGGCCTTGGCGTGTATGGAACACCGGCGTGCCCGCGAAGACCTTGGTTTCATCGAAGACCACATTCAGGCCTTCCGGGTCGTAGGCACTGGCGTCGATCCAGTCCGATTCCGACCAATGCCCGGCACCCACCTTCTGGCACAGAACGACTTTCAACACGCCGTTTTCACGAGTCGCGGATCGGATTGGTGTTACCCCTCCCACAGGTGACACGTCAGTAACGCTATCGCCTTCGGCCAACACTGATAGGTCGTAATTGTCCGACTCAGCGCCCACATGTGCCGTCACTGTCTCGCCGGCCAACTCGTAGTAATCAGGCGCAATGCCTGTTGCCAATACTTTTATCTGCATGGTTATTGCTCCTGATTATTTCCAGTTACTTCCAGCGGCCGGATGCCATGAGACACTCTTGCACATCAAACGAGGTGGCTACTGCGGATTCAAATACATAACGGCAGGTTACTGTCCCGTTTAGATTGACGAGTAGCCATTGTCTTTCGCACCGGATACCGCTTCCCGAAGTAGCCCCTACGGAGAGAAACGCGGCAGGGAGGTTTCCACTAACAAACGAGATAGGGAGGTTCCAAGTCACATAGCCCATATCCGTACCGCCGGGGCTGGGATAGGTTCGAAGCCTCCTGCAATGAGCTATGCCGTCAGAGCTACGCCACCACTCACCATCGCTATTACTACCGGATTCGACAATAGGACTACCGCCCACGGTCGGCATGGTATCGAAATCATTCGCACCGGATAATTTCGCGTAACGCACATCGCCGCGCGACTGGTTGAAATACTGGTTGTGTGGATCCGCAGCGTTGAGATGGCCATCTAGCCCTGCCTGATTCGACTTCGTCTGTGCAGTCCACTGCGCCAGGGTGCGCGTATCGGTCGTCTGATCGGCAGTAATATCGAACTGGTTGGGGTCGCCAAAAGCAGCGGCTTTCTGGGCAAAGTGAAATGCTGAAAACTTGCCCGGCTCGACTTCGACATCCTCGGCTTCATTGGCCCACCTGTCTGCCTTCGTCGCCGAAGCACCGGCAGCAGTTGCCGAGTTGCCGGCATTGGTCTCGCTGGTACCGGCTGCCGTGGCGCTTCCCTGAGCAGCTTCCGCCGCGTCGATCGCATCCTGTCGCGCCTGGTTATAGTCGGCGCTGCGAATGAGCATCGAGCCCCAGTAAGTGCCGCCACCGGTATCGTTCGGGCCGGTGCCGGTGACTGGCGCGATACAGACGTAGGATTGACCGTCATCCTCGACGCAGTCGTATTCCTGGTAGGCGACCAATGGGTCGTACTGGCCGAGCCAGTTGAAGCGCACGCGCCCCAGATTGATGCTTGGCATTACAGCGTTACCTCCAGTTCACCGGCGGCATTGACCGCGAAGTTGCTGGCATCGGAGTAGCCCGCGAAGTGGGCAACTAAGTCCGGGCCATTCAGCTCGAAACTAAGAAAGTCCATGGTAGTGGTGTCGTTGATGCGCTGGCTTACCGACTCGGCGCTCGCCGCGGCGTCGCTGGCGGTCTGCGCGTCGGTGGCCACTTGCTGGGCTGTCGTCGTGACGTTCTGCTCGACGCCCTTGATATTGCTCTCGCTGGTCGCTGCTGCCTGCGCCGAAGAACTGGCCTCGCCAGCCTTCGATGTGGCAGTGTTGGCGGCATCGGTCGCGTTCTGCTCCAGCCCTTCGATGCGTGTCTCAGCGGCAGCCACTGCCTGCTCGGATGTTAGCGAGGCATAGGCCGAGCCCTGCGCCTGCAGGGCATAGCTCTTGGCCGACTGGTAGGCGGTACCATCCACTGGGCCGGGGTCTTGAGACGCCCAGGCAATGGCCAGATCGCGTGCGGCTACTGCCTCGATACGCGCCTGGCGCACCGTGTCGGCATCGATCGCCAGATACCACTTGCCGGCATTGCCAAGATCCGGCGTGGCGCCTGACGTATGCTCGGCAATCGACACGTAGAGGTTGGTCGTGTCCGGGTCCCGAACCACGTCGTTGAGGAAATACTTGGTGTTGGGCTGCCAGTCGCCACGCGCGTAGAAGCCCGAGACCAGGGCCAGGTTGCCATCCTTGTCGAAACCCAGCACGCGGTTGCGGCGCTGCAGGGCCGAGGCCGTGAATTCCTGGCTGGGAGCCCCTTCCTCGTACGGAAATTTCAGGGCCCGCTGCGTGTCTTGGTAGGTCGCGTCCAGCCCGGTAGCGATACGGTCGAACTTCTCATCGACGGCCTCACCATCGGCCACGGTGCCCGGCTGGAAGCGTTGCCCGGGATCGCTGTTGTCGAAATAGGGATTACCCACGTCGCTGCCTCCGGAGATCGAAATGCAAGTCATAGCCGAGCAGCTCGTGTGCGCTGCCGGCCGACTTGGAGTAGATGGCGAAGTTGATGCTGGTCCCGGTACCGGCGACGTTCATCGGCTCTTGGCCAAGGTGCGGAACGGACCAGACGAACTCGTTCCAGTTGTCCACGCCCCACAGGCCGCCACCCAGCATGTAGTCGAGGAATTCACGTCGCGGCCGGGCTGTCTCGTTGCGGCCGTAGTCGTAGTCCGGCTGAACCGAGATCTGCGCGTCGGTACCGGACCGGATGTCCCAGAAGGCGCGCCGGAAACGCTTGCGCATGCTGGGCTGGCCGAGATCGGTGAAGGCCAGCGTGAGGAAGGCTTCGATGGGCGTGCCGTTGAAGGTGGTCGCGCCATTGTCGAGGCGATACACCACGCCCTGATCGTCGCCGACCAGCAAATGCTCGGTACCGTCGAGCAGCTCGCCGCTGTGCGCAACGGCCACCTGGGTGGGATACTTCACCGTGGTGATCCCGGCCCGGCTCATGTAGACGCCCGTCCGGTTGTCGAACCACAGGCGATACTGCGCCTTGCCCTTGGAGACGCCACTGGCAACGACACGGTTGGCCAGGCCATCGCCGGTGAAGATCGGCTCGATCAGCCGGCCCGGGTAGAGTGGCTGGAAGTCGCCGAACTCCTGCACGGCTGCCAGTGAGGTGATGCCGCGCTCGGCCACGAAGTTGGGCGTGATCAGCGACTGACCGGAATAGGGCCGCGCCCCGCTGTTGGGTACCGTAACCTTGAGCTGCCAGTCGGCACTGCTCGTGCCGTACAGCGTCTGGATGCTGTCGCGGCACAACACATGCAGTACCCCGCCGGTACCGGGCACGAGCCCTGCTAGGCGCTGGCCGACACCGATTTCGCCGGCACCACCCGTGGACGCATCCCAGGTCGTCGGATCGCCGATATTGGAATGTTGCAGGCTGCCCGCTTCGAAGCCGAGAAACAGATGCTCGCTGTGCAGGGCAATGAACTTGGCGCCGCTCGGGGCGGCCGTCAGCGACGTGAAGGTGCCATTGAGATCGATCTCGAATGGCCTTCCCCCACCGACGCCATACAGACAGCGCCCCGCCTCGGTGGCATAGGCATTGCCTTCGACGAACTCGTGGCGGCCGTTGTTGAGCCCGCCCGCGGTGCCCACTGTGACCCAGGCACTGTTCGCCGTATCGAGGCGATACAACGTGGCGGTGTTGGCCCCCACGTCCTTGCGCACGGCATAGACGACGTCATTGAACGTCACCACGCCGAGCAGCGGCCCCTCGCCGGGCACCACCGGGCCCAGCTGCGCGTAGCCATCGATACGCCGATAGCCGCCGGTCACCGGGCATTCATAGTTGATGCAGGACAGCGCCGCGCCCGGGGCCAGTTGATCAGGTGGCGTGACCAGGTCGAGGCCGCCGCCCAGACGAATGTAGGCCGAGCGACTCATGCCAGCGCTCCCGGCATATCGATGCCCGGCAGCTCCCGGTTGTGCAGCTCGGTCAGCAGCGGCTGCATCTGGCTGTTGCCCTGCTGCACCACCTCGGGGGCATTTTCGAACAGGCCGTACTGCACCATCGCCTTGTAGACGATCAGCATGTGGTACGGCTCGGGCATGCGCGGCACGTCCGAGTTGGCCGTCAGCGCCTGAGGCGTGCGGTAATACTCGAAGGTCAGCACCTCGCCTTCACCGGGCGGCGCATCGATCTGAAGGGCCCCGGCCAGGCGCAACACATCGCCGGGCGTGACGGTGATATGACGCGGCCGACTTGGCGATGCGTTGCGGTAGTGGCGCCGGAAAATCCGATAAGGCAGCAGGGTCAGCGGTGCATCGTCGAGATAAATGGTATCGGCAATGAAGCTGGCGAAGTCGTCGGGTAGCGCATAGTCGCGGAAACCGTCTTCCATGGTGATCGCGCCTTCCGCCCAGGCGAACCGCCAGTCGGTGCGCAGGTTCTGGATTTCCAGCCAGGCCTGCTGAATCCAGCCGATCAGACGCGCGTATTCGCCGTGCTGCCCCGTAACCGACGCCGGACCTGCCCCGGCTGCGCCAACCTCCTGACGCAGCCGCTGGCACAGCTCGAGGAAGGTCATGGATTACGCCTCGCCCAGGATCTGGAACGGGTACGCCATCACCTGGTTCTCTTCCATGGTCACCGGGTCGTAGACGTGCTGGACCGCGTTGCGCAGCACCTCGACCACGGATTCAGGCACGATGACTTCCTTGCCGCGCTGGATGACGTAGGGACGGCCATTCACGCCGACCTGCACCGGCTGCTTGTCCTGATCATGGGTGGCCACGATGATTCGGTAGCGCTTGGACTTTTCGCCCTCACCGGGCGCGGCAGGATTGACCGGCCCATGCTGGGTGGCAGCCGGGGGCGCCTCGCCAAGGGCTTCCTGAATCTTGGCCACCAGTGTTTCGTCTTTCATGTTGGCGGACACCTTAATGCCCAGGTCGCTGGCGGTGGCTTCCAGTTTTTCACGGCTCATGGTGTCGATGGACTGCTCGGACATGCTCAATACCTCACGGTATGTCGGATAGAAGTCAGCCCGCCGGATGGCGGGCTGCGGTCACTGCAGAGTCAGGAATGGCGGGTTACGCCAGGTTCGACGCCGCCACCTCGAGGCGAGCGCCCCAGGCCTCGTTGAGGATCTTGGCCACGAAGTAGGTCTTCCAACCGACGTAGCCACGCTGACCCAGCGGATCGTCCTTGGTCTTGGTGTCGGGGTTGATGACTGACGGCTTGATGGCGTTCTTGCCCTTTAGCGGGATCAGGCCGTAGAACTCCTTGCCGATGTAGACCACCGGATACACGTCGGCGTTGGCACCGGTCGTGGACACCATGGTGCTGGTCGTCGCGCCGGCATCGGCCCACTTGGTGAGCACCGGCGACAGGATGTAGCGCACGTCCTCCACCTTGCCGATCTCGTAGGGCAGTGCCTTCATGGACCCGTACTTCTCGGTCGGCGTGAAGCCTTCCATATCGCGGATGTCCGCCTCGAGGTCGGTGTGGGCGAACGCGATGAACGCCGCATCGACCGGCTCGGTGGCATAGTTCGGCGAGGCCGAGACCATGCTGGTGACCTTTTTGGCCCGGTTGCCCTTCAGGTTGCGGGTGATCGCGCGCTGTTTGGCCAGACTGATCTTGGTGTTCACCGCGCTACGGGCAGCGCCGTTGGCGTAGAACACGTTGGTACCGGCACGCAGAGCGCCCCAGGTCTGCAGCTCGATGGTCTCGGCTGCCTGCTCGCCGCAAAGCGAGGACGCATCGGACAGCACCGGATCTTCGGCCAGGTCGTTGACCACGTCGGTGATCTCGACGACATCGCCCCATTGCTTGATCTGGACGGTCACGTCCTCGTACTGCATCTGGCGAGCCGTCGGAGTGACGCCTTCGGTCAGCGGTGCGGTCACGACCGGGAACGGTACCGGACGACGGAACTTGACCGTGTCGGCCTTGTTCTTCGGTAGCGGTTTGCTCTGGCCAAACTTGGAGAGCACCAGGATGGGCTCGGCGTGGGACAGCATTTCGGTGGCGGCCCAGGCGGCTGTACGCTGGGAGATATCGCCATAGGTGGTTGCTGGCATTGGCTTACTACCTCACGGTGTTAGCGAGCCGCTTTCTTCGCGGCGTAGTGGTCGAAGGCGCTATCGAAGTCATCGTCTACTGCGCCCTGGCGCGGCGCCCCTCGGCGACCAACGGACTGGGCAGCAGCGAGACGTTCGCGCCGTTTGTCTTGCGTGTCGTGCGTGACTGCACGGCTGTCAGCAGGCCCGGCACTCCCCGTGGTGGCCCGGTAGAAATCCAACAGCGCGGCCGCGTCGGCGGCATTATCGGACTCGGTCAGACGTTGCAGGGATTCGGGTTGCTGGTTGAGCCATTCAGCGAACGCCGGCGCAGCGACCACCTCACGCCAGTCAGGGTGACGGGCTGCGAGCGCGTCCTCCTGAATCTTGAGGTGCTGTTCCTGGGCCTGCTGCTGGATGGATTGCATCGCCGGCTCGTACTGGGCCAGGCGCTGCTCGAGTTGCGCATATCGTTGCCGGTCTGCGTTGAGACGGGCTTCGAATGCGCGGGCCATGTCGGGAAAGTCCGCCTTGAATGACTCCCAGTCTTCCAGGCCCATGGACTCGGCCATGTCCTGTTTCTGCTGGTCGTCCTCGCTCTTGGCGCCTTGCCCATCAGGGTTCTTGCTCTGCTGCGTCGTCGGCGCGCCGCTTTGGGACTGCTGAGACTGTCGCTGCAGTTCGTTGATCTGTCGCTGGTACGCCCCAAGGCGGCCACGCTGGCTGGCTTCGGAGTGTTTCAGGCGTTGGTTCTCGGCTTCGAGGGCTTTCAGTCGTTCAGCAATGTCATCGTTGGACTGCCCACTCTCGTCACCGCTGCCCGACTCGTCGCCAGCCTCTTCGTCTTCGCCGTTGCCGGCATCGTCCTGATGTGGCGTGCTGTCGTCGTCATCGCCTCCCGTAAAGTCACGGTCGGTGTCGCGGGTATCGTTCCCGCTGCCACCGGCAAACTCATCGAAGGCGCTGTCGAAATCATCATTGTCATCCTGCGGCTGGTTATCCAGCGGCTGGTTTTCACGGCTCATGTAGCGGTTCTCCCGAACGGCTGTGGTGCCTCGCGGCATGAAAAGGCCCGCTCAATGGCGGGCCTAGTAGGAAACGGGTGTCTGTGCGGGCTCTGGCTCCTCGGTCAGAGCCAGCAAGTCATCGAGGGCGCGGATCTCGCCGCGCAGCTTGTCATCGTGGCCAGGCGTGGCACTGCCTTGTATGAGCGCATCGGTGGCCGTCGCCCGGCGCTCCCGGGCCCACTCGGTGACGGTCTTCCAGGTCGCGCTGTGCTTCTCGATCTCAGCCATAGCTATCGAATCCCATGGATTGGTTCTGCTGGCGAGCCAGGCGGTCATTCTGGCGATCGGTCAGTTGGGCGGCAGCCTTGTCGCGCTCGGTTTGTAGCTTGGCCGCGGTCTCCTGCATCTTCAGTTCGAGCTTCTGCGATTCCAGTCCCAGCTTAGCCTCGAGCTCTGCCTGAGTGAGGCCCTGTTCCAAAGCCAGCTTCTGGCGCGCAATTTCCTGATCGCTCTGCAACTGCGCTGCCTTGTACTCCTGGTCCCACTGCTGCTGCTGGCCCTTGAGCTGCAGCTCCTGCTGCTTGATCTGTAGCTCGGCCATCTTGATCTGAGTCTCGGGGTCGGGCTGCTGACCCTGTTGGCTCTGCTCCTCGGCCAGCTTTTCCTCGCTTTTGACGATGCTGTCTACCGGCACCTGCATGGAACGCAGGATCTCCTTGTACAGGCCGTGCCAGTCGGTCATCTGCGCGAACAGCGGATTGCCACCGGCCACCTGGGTCAGCATGATCAGCTTTTCCTGCTGTTCCTCGCGGGCCACCAGCACCGTCGAGCCGCGGGCGACGATATCGAAATCGCCTTTGATCTCTGCACGGTCGGTGTAGAGCATGTGGAAGTCATAGAAGCGGCGCACCGTGGGCTCAGTGATGCCGTCATCGAAGTTCTTCACCGCCGAGCGCAGCACGATGTTGCTGTTGTTCATCAGCATCTGCATGCCGGTAGCCGTCTTGGCCCCGGGACCACCACTGACGCCCTCCCCTTGGAGCAGGATCGGCAGGTTGGTCTCGGTGTCGGCGAGCTGCTGGGCCGCCTGGAAGATGGCGAACAGATCGCCCTGCTGGCTGGCGATGCCGAACGTCTTGAAGGCGTTTTCGACCGGCCCCTCGCCTGTGGCAAACCATACCTTGCGGGGGCGCACGGTCCAGGTTCCATCCGCAGGCGTCACGACACGCTTGTTGATCACGATCTGCGGCCCAGCAGAGAGCCCGGCGTTGTCCATCATCATCCGCCAGGCGGCATTGACCACACGCTGCGGGTGACGCATCAGGTAGGGCACGCCGAAACCGAAAATGCTCGAGCGATCTTCCTCCCAGTTGAACACCGAGTACGGCAGGTCGTCGGTATCCAGCGGGTTGATGGCCGCCTTGATCACGTGCGGACCGACCATCAGCACGCAGCCGGTGTACTCGATCAGCGGGTCATCATCGATCTGACAGCCACAGGAACGCAACTCGTCCTTGTCGAGTGGGCCCCAGTATTCCCAGAGCTCCCAGCGCTTGTCCGAGGCGACGGTGTCCACGCCGGTGATGGCGCGCAACTCGTCGCGACGATCCTGACTGACGTGCTGCCCCTTCTCGTCTTCCAGCGCCTTGCGCAACTGGCTAGCGATGACGCCCGGCAGATTGGCGAGCTCGCGCAGCTGTTTGCGGTTGACCAGCTTCCGCTCGAAAACGAACTCGGCCTCCTTCATGGAACAGGCCGACATGTCGGGAAAGAAGTCCCACGGATCCACGCGCTCGAGGCTGGGCCGGAACTCTTCCTGCACTTCCAGCACGCTGCGTCCAGAGCTGGGATCGGTCACCCAGGCGCGCCGGGCGCGATTGACCACGGTCGGCCCCTTGAGGATGCCGGTGCCCAGCTTGCAGGCATCGTCGATGACATCGCGAACCTTAGCGTTGTAGCTGGCCTCGGTGAAGTCGTCCTCGATCTGCTGTTGCATGGCCCGGGCAGCGTCCTCGAGCTGCTTGTGCCGATCGGGCTGGCCACCCTGCCCCACGGCACCCATCATCGCATTCTGGCTGGCCATGCCGGCCTGCTGCAGTGCCTGTCCCGCCTGGCTGGTGGCCGGTACCGGGGTTGGCTTGAGGCCGAAGTTGCGGTCATCGTTGGGCAGCAGCATGTCGCTGAGCCGGGCGATGGCGGCGCGTGTCTTTTTGCGGGTGATGTTGACGTAGACCTGCGAGGAATCGTTGGCCTGCATCCGAGCGATTTCGTCGGGTGTGTACTCGCCGTGGTACTGACGCAGATCCCTCAGCCACCGGGTTTCCACCTGGTTGCGTGCCGCGACCTGATCATGAGCCAGAGCGTGCAGCTTCGAGCCCAGGCTGGCCAGCGTCTCTTCCAGGAACTGGCGCTCGGCTTCAGCGTCGTATTCTTCGTCGTCCGTCATCTCGACGGTCGCTTCATCTTGCATGTCAGTATCCTGCGGTCGGATCGCCGGGCATGGTGATCTGCTGGGTCGTGCCCATCGGGCGCATGGTGGCATGGTGCAAGCCCATGACCAGGTAGCGGGTGGCATCCATCAGGTGGTCGTTCTCCTTCACGATGCGACCCTTCTCGTCGCGCCGGTACAGGCGGAACTCGCCCAGCCAGTGCTGCAGCGTGCTGAATACCTTGAGGCGACCTGACGAGAGCCGCTCGAGGACTTCCATCAGCCCGGCTTCCACCGCCTTGTTGGCGTTGTTGAGCAGCAGCCCTTCGTCCTCGTAGAGGTTGAACAGGCTTTTGCCGTCTACCTGACTACGCCCGCGTGCGGCGGTATCGATCACGCCGGGAATCCAGGCGCCGCGCATCTTGATCGCCTTGGCGTGCACGGCTGCCTCGGCCTGGCCCCGGTAGTGCTCGCTGTAGAGATAGAGCACGTCGGTGTCGCGGTCGATCGCGCCCCAGATGCCGGCGGTCTTCTTCCAGCCAACGTCGAGGCCATACACCCGTGCCCACCAGGTGGGAATCTGGAACGGGTCGCAAACGATGTCGTCTTCCGGTACCGGATAGATGGCTCCGGCGCCCAGCGTCGGGATGCCCTTCATGCGCGCATCCAGCTGATGCGGGGAAATGCCCTGGCTCATGTCGTCGATGTCCTGCTGGCTCAAGTGAGGCGCATCCTGCCAGCCGGCCTGCACCACATAGCGGCTCATGCCTGGGCGGGATCCTGCACGGTGAACTTGGCGCCGGCGATGGTCAGCACTTCGCCATGCTCGACGCGGCTGTCGATCTTGCGGGCAATGCGCAGGGCCAACGTGCCCCGCTTGATGCCGCGCTCGCGCACCAGGTCGGCGATGCGCTTGGCCATGGAGGTGGTACCTTGGCGGACAGTGTCCCGCCCAGGTACTCGTCACGAATCGGGTCGGTCATACCGGCTCCTGTTGATGCTTGGCTTCGAGGAACGACACCACAAGCTCGGTGAGGCCGGACAACGGCGTGAACGTCATCATCACGATGCCGCGTGTGGTCATGGTGCGGATCAGCGCTTCGTCGTATACGTCCTTGGGCACTTCCTCGTCGAGCCACACCACGTCCTGCTCGGTCCCTTGGAATATGCGCCGGCCCTGGTCGTAACTTCGCAGCATGAGGCGAGACCAGCCGCCCGAGGCATGCTTGACGCGAATCTCCTCGTAGAGGTTGGCCACACCGCGTGCGGGTGTCGGCTTGCCCAGCAAAGCGCGCGGGATCAGCCCGGTACCGAACTCCTCGGTATCCCACAGGCCACCGAGCAGCTTGGACTGGATGATGTCGCGGGTGGTCTGGCTGGTGTCACCGGCGGCGAGTGCCGTGACCGGTCGAGCGATGCGGTGGCCGTCCCACCATTCCGGGTAGTTGCCGGTCAGGTGATAAGTCATCTCGCCCCCGCCGGCGATGGTCTTGCCGACGCGGTTGCCGGCCATGAAAAGGCGTTCCCGGTGCAGCTTGCCAGCCCGGAAGAATTCCATGTGCTTGGCGTACAGCTCGCGCCGGAACGGGCCATCCTCGGGAAACAGCGAGTCGATCAGGTTGTACTTGCGACGCCGGGCCTTTTCCTCGAGCAGGCGCAGCAGTTCCAGCTTGCGCGCCCGGTCATCCATCGGATTCCTGCAGTCGGCGAATGCGGGCGTCGAGCTCGTCGTCGGTCATTTCGCGCTCGGGTGGCGCTTCCTCGCCTTCCAGGTCCAGCCCGTAGTTCTGGCGCTCCAGCTTGACCACTTTCTCCAGAGCCGCCGTGCCGTTGGCCATGGCCTTGCCGACGTAGTCCAGTGGCACGTCGATGGGCACGACGTCGCCTGACTTCACCTGAACATCGATCTTGCCGGTGGCCAGCTGCGATTCGAGCGTCTCGGCGTAGCGCTCGGCGATTGATCGCCAGCGGCCCAGCAGCTTGCGATGCCCATGGACAACGGCAGTGTTCTCGTTGGCGGCATGCTCGACGATGGCATCGTCATCGTCGTTGAGCGCCTCGCGAGCCTCAGGCGGCAATGCCTCCCTGGTGATTTTCTCGCGGGTACGCTTGCGGACCGCGTCCGTCAGATCTTTCTTCCAGGGCGGACGCTTGGCGTCACCCTTGGCGCGCTTGCGGATCGCGGCCTCAGTCGGGCCGTGGCGATCAGCCAACTGGCGCAGCGAGAAACGACCGGTGCGATATTCCGCCTCGATCGCCTCCCAGTCGTATCGTGCTGCCATGTCGTTTCCGGACGCCTCACGGCGTGCGGCCTCTTTGTAAAAGGTGCGGGCGTCTCACGACGAGCCGCGAAACTAGTAATGTTTTCATTCGCTTATCAAGCGATTAGCCTTCTAAGCGATGGGTAATCTAGCGCGACGAAAAAATAGGGCTGTCGCTTGAAGAAGAAAACCTATCACCCGGTTCACTTGGAGCATGGTGACCATAGGCCAGCCACAGCCCGCTGGGGCGTGCTGATTGAAGTCAAAGGGATCACTGCCAGTCTGCTCGGCGAGTGGTTCGAGACCTATGCAGAAGCAGACGCTCGTGCCGACGACCTCAATCGTCAGGAGAGGGCCAACATGTACAGGTTACTCGTATAGCATCGCCAAGAACGTCAAGCTAAAGCAGAGTGACAAGCTAGTTTTTTAATGAAAAAGCGTAATTTTAACTTTTGGACGAGACTTTCCCATGTCCGCATTGTCATGTTGAGCAGGTGTTCACTTCGAGCTCGCCGACATGCCATCGACCTACCGACCGCTCGCTATCAAGAACCAATCTACAGGAGCAAAACCTAACCTATGGGGCATTCTTGAAGAGCGAGGCGGAGAGCGGATTGTGCTGGAAGAACGATACCTCACCTACCAAGAGGCAGAGGCACGCGCGGACGAGCTCAACGAGATCGCGCGGACATGTTTCGGAGGACCGAAGGTCAATGGCCCCTGACCCGATCCAGCAGCCCAGTGCCGCTGACAGTTCTTGTGATCTTCTCGGCACTACGTCCGAATACGTAGCCACCGATGCCCAACTGCACGATATCTAGCAATCGCCCCACTGTGCCGACGTCGAGGTTGTCGGGGGTAAAGCCAAGCCAGTGCGCTCCGACCAGGGCGCCGAACCAGATCATGAGCAAGGGACGCCAGTTGCGTTGCAGCCAGCTCTCTCCTTGCGCCTCGGCCGTGATGACTTTACCCCGGGCATCGATCAGCGATTCCTCGACCTGAGCTTCCACCTGGCGTAGCTTGATCGCCGCTTCCGGGTCAGTCTGAATCGCCCGCTGGACTGCTTCCGGTGTTGCTTCCACGCCTAGCACAGAAGCCAGAATGCTGCCCACAGCAGCACCAGAAGGTCCGCCAAGCGCAGCACCTGCGAGCGGCGCATACTTGGCCACTGCATCCTTCACGTCTCCCCAGTTCATGACGCCCCCTTGATGAGCTCGAGTACAGCCTTGCCGAGGACGGAGCCGATCGCCCCGAGGATGACTAGGAAGATGGAGAACATGGCACCCCATCGTCCCAGCAGTCGCTTGCCTTCCTGCTTGGTCGTGGCCACGGACACGGCATGCTGCAGTTCGATGTCGCGTAGCCGTTGGCTGTGCTCGGTCAACTGGGCGCGCTGGCTTTCGAGCTGCGCGGATTGCGCGTTCTGGCGCTCTTCCATACGGGACAGACGGTCGAGCACCTGTGAAAGCAGGCCCTCGATACGGTCAAGCTGGGTATCGTTTTGCCCGGCCATCATGCCCCTCCCAGTTCGACGACACGCCGGAACCAGCCATAGGCGAAGGCCTCCTGGCTTTGACGCTGGCGAGCCATGTCGCGGCAGTAGGCGATGCGGCAGGCATTGATGGTCGCAGCCAGCACACGCAGGCCTTCGTCGCCCCGCGCCCGGTTGAAGTCGCGCAGCGCCGAGAGCGTGATCGGGCCAACCACTCCGTCCACCTTCATGTCGCGGTAGAAGCGCTGCTGGTCGTTGAGCACGTTCAGGGTGTGCTGCAGTTCTTCCCCGGCACGGCCAGGCCCACTGTTCACGCCGAAATCGAACAGGTACTCGGCCAACGGCTCATAGATCAAGGCGATATTGTCCAGGCGCAGCGAGTGCCAGTAGTCGGCGGCGTAGATGTCGCACGCTTTCTGCCTGGGCAGATCGCACATGGCGCCGGTGTAGCCGTGGCGCTTAGCCACCACCTGGGTGATACCGTACTTGGTAGGACCGCCACGGTCGGACGGGTGATCGACGTAACCGCCCTCACGGTCGATGACCTCGGCGATCAGTCGCTGCTGGAGCGGATGCGTCATGTAATTACCTGCTGTCTCACGACAGTAGAAACTCTGCTGCGTAGCGTTTCGCTTGCTTACTTAACGCAAACGAAATTTAGCAGCACTGAATGTAAAGCCCTTCTAGGGTGAGAAGTGCATAAATACTGCTCCTTATTCGGGCCGGTCTCGACTGGGGTCCCTTACCGGTCCGCCCCAAGGATGGGGAAAGCAACTCAGGGCCGTGATCCATCCCCCTCCAACAGGCCCTCTTAGCCCGGCAAGGATGCCGGGCTTTGTCTTGTCTGGGAGGCTGAAACGGAAAGGCCCCGCCGGACTGGCAGGGCCTTGTGGTAAAAAAGCTATACCTCATCCCGTAGCTTTTTCGCTAAAGGATCGTAAATATGTTCCAGAGAAGCCAACGTCGTCTTGAGCTTGCTATCATGCTCATGGATCAATGTCTCATCAGGCTCATGAAAATTTGCTGATTTCAGCCTGACCTTAATTGAAACATTCATAAATGCATGAGCTGCCATCAAGAATTTCTTACTTGCATCATCGAGTTGAGGCAAGTAAATCCTTTGTAATCCGACCAAGTCATCTATTTTGGGACCAATAGCGTCCGCAAGCTCGTGCAATGTCCGCAAATGATCGACCGTTCCACTCTTGGCTCTATAGACGGCATTGGTGTCACGATGCAGCTCAATTAAGTTTCGCCTACATGACCATGCTTCAATAAAAATTTTTTCAAGCTGCTCCCTCTTGAGATGCTCTTGGTTGGCCATGCGAGTAGCTTGATAACTAAAATAGGCACCTAACGAGGCCCCGATTGCAGCACCGGCCAATGTTGCCCCGGCGCCAATGCCCACGCTCCACCAGTTTGTGGATTGCTCCAAAATGATTAAATCTTGGGTCAGGTTCGGTAAGAACGGGGGCACCGAAAAAGCTCCACAGCAAAGCGCCCCAGCATTTGCCAGGGCGCAGAAATCGATCATGGGGAGATGATAAGCGAAACGGATGCAGGTGGCAAACAGGTAATTCATTTAGCTTAGCTGGGTGTCAACATCTCTCCAAGCGCAACCAAGCCAGCACCTGGGATTTTCCAAGGCGCTGGTTTCGGTTTCTAGATAAGCGTAGGCAAGACGGATGCACGAAGTATGCTATGAACTACTCTCCTTGCAAGCCTTTCGCTACCCTGTCACCTAGATAAGAATAGATCTTATCTCGCGGAGCCACACCAACAACTTCTATAACAATCCGCTCTTCATTAACTTTATAAACCAAGCGGTACTGGGGAGACGTAATTTTCACTTTGTATACATCCTCATACCCACTCAGCTTATCCTTTCTGATACGTGGCTGTTCCCTGCGACGCTTAAGGACTTTAGTGAAGCGATCCCTAACTGAGCCTGGCAGTTTCTCCCATTCTTTGTAGGCACTTGGGAGAAAATCAACTTGATACATTTAGAGCTTATCCCAATCGGGGTAATGCTCCGCCTCCTCGTTCTGCCTAGCTTGAACAAGCTTTCCCAGAGCCACATCTTCTAGAGCATCGATCATGGCCTCAAACATGTCAGTAGGTACGCAGTAGAAAGACGGCGCATTACGATTAAGTATGGCAACCGCACCTCCTTCAGCCTCTGCGATTACCTTGCTCGGATTATCCCGAAGCGAGGAAATGCTAGCGACCCTAGAGGTAAGGATGCAGTGGGTGTTAGCACTCATTTTCGTCTCTCTAAGTCGTGTCGTAGTCGATGTCAGTGTCGTTCTGGTATCAGTGTCGTAGTCGATGTCAGTGTCGTTCTGGTATCAGTGTCGTAGTCGATGTCAGTGTCGTTCTGGTATCAGTATCAGTATCAGTATCAGTATCAGTGTCAGTGAGGCGAGAGACCTTTCTGTGCACTAGCGTGGCTTTTGCCTCGCATAACCATGATAGCCCCTAACCTCTCTTTTAGAAACCCTCAGGAAAAACTTTTAAAAGGGTATTTAAGCAGCAGTAAGGCTCACCCTGAGTCTAGATACTCCTGCAAGAGCCCATGCTTCCCAGTCGTTTAGCACGCCCAGCACATGTTCCCAGACACCTCCCCATGTGACGCGGTCTCGCCGGGTCCAGAACCTAACCTCCACCTCAACGCCGCACTCATCCAGCATCCACCGCTGCACCGCCTTGGGCGTCGGCAGCCCCTCACGCCTAAACGGCAGCGTCACCTCGCTGTGGTGATACAGCGCTGCTGCACACAGGTAGCGCAAAGTCTCGAGCTTCTCGGCAGTGGGCAGCCCCTTGCCCTGTCCGGGCAGCTTTACCCCCTCATTGAGCAGCTTGCGGTACAAGGCGATCTCTACGATTTCTCTGTGCTCGGCCAGCTCCTCCCGAGTGAACGGACCGAACAGATACAACGCGAGCGCGCGTAAATGTGCTGGCAACGCCTCCACCCGACTGATCACTGCCCCGGCCTCGAGCCCATGCACGATCCGCCAGTCGTTGTTCTGCTTCTGTGTGGCCTGGACCACATTGCCCAGGCGCGCACGATCGATGGCGCCGGCCATGACACTGTCACCTGTCATGCGGTACGCGTCGAAAATCATCTGTCGTGCCGAGTTATATCGCATAGTTTCCCCCCCTTATGGTTCGCACTGCTGCGTACTGCGTACCAAAAGTGCGCACTTGCGTACTTTCGCGAACCTGAATTGCCCTTGAATCCCGCTCTAGCCCGCATGGTTGCTGTGGTTCGCAGCTGCGTACTTTATGCCCCGCTCAGCTCCTGCAACGCTTCCCTCACCCGCTCCCTGGTCACTCCCGGCAGCCTGCCTTCCCACTGAGCAAACACAGCCTCTCGATTGCCTCGCTGTGCCTTGAGCATTTCCCGCGCGACCATCTTGGCCTGGCAGTACAGCGTGTATTCGGCCCATACCGTCGGGTAGCCGTTCTCTCCACCAAGTGGGCGCCCATCCGGCCATGTGCGCGCTGGCTCTTTCACTCGAAGCGCTCCACATCCCAGCCACCTCCCTCCTTCTTGGCCCGCTTCTTCACTGCCAGGAAACGGAACGGATACTGGTCCGCGGCGATTTTGATCTTTGCTCTGGCGTCGTCACGCCAAAAGCCCTTCACCTCGTGACACTCCATCACCCCGTCAGCCCGCATCACAGCGAAGTCCGGCGAGTAGAATGTGTTGTCTGCCAGGCGAAGCTTGAGTCCCTCAAAGCGATACCAAAGCACTTCACCGGCATGCTTCAGTTGCTCCAGCGTGGCGGCATACGCAGCTTCGGTATTGTTCATGGTCCCGGCCTTCAGACGACCGAGCGCAAGATCTCGCATCACTTCACCCCTATCAGGCCGCGCCGGGCCAGTTCGGTTATCGTGGCCAGGATGGCGTCGTTCATGCGCTGGCGGCGCTCCTCCCGGGTCAGGTCTTTGCCGTTGTCGATCTCGTCATGGCAGGTCAGGCATAGGGCCGCTGTAAGGCAGTCATCCACCTTCTTGCCCTTGGCCTTGCCCTGGTTGCGGTGAGCCGCCTGGATGCCCCATCGTCCGCACTGGACACAGCAATCGATCTCATGGACGGCAGCGAGCCACTTCGGGTCGCGGTGTACGGGCTGGCGTTGACCGAGCATCAGTGCACCTCCGGCATGTCGAGGAAGCGCCCAGCATCCAGAGCGGGATCGTGAGCCCCTCTGAGCCATGCCTGGATGCGCTCATGCCAGCGCGTTTCGCACGCCTCGCAGCGGTCGAGGTAGAAGAATCGCTCTTCGCTGGTGAGCAAGGCCTCGCAACTCTTGCAGGTATCAGTCATCAAGCCACCTCCCCGGGCATGATCTGAATCATTGCCTCGATCTGTTCCTGGTTGCAGTTGGGCCAGTACTTGGCGCAGATATGCCGGCAGATGCCCCGGAAGAACTCCTGGAATGCGACCTCGTCCATCTCGTCGTAGTTGAGCGACTGGGCCTTGGTCAGCCTGAGCACGCCCTCGCCCGGCACCTCGAGGTTATGGATGTCGCAGCACACGCCAGAGTCGCGCTGCAGCTCCTTGAGCACGTCATGGGCATCCCAGCCTTCGAAGCCCTCGATGTGCTGCGTCACCAGTTGCCCCAAGGCATGGGCCCGGTAGTGCTGGCCGGTGCTGCGCGGCTTGCGGAACTCGGCGCGCACCACGTCGCCGATCTTGTAGCCACGGCTGCGCATCATGGCGTAGTCGATATCGGTCCGAGCTACCCAGGCGTTGATTTCTTCACCGCTACGCGGGTCGATGAGACGGCGGGCCTGCAGGTACAGGGGGCGGCTGCGCTTACGCTTGCTCATCCAGCCTCCTTGCCTCGGACTCGGCACGCTTGGCTCCCATGGTGAATGCACAGACAAGGATGAACGCGAGCAGCCACAGCGCGGGAATCAGGATCCAGTTCATGCCGCTTGCTCCTCGTGTTGCTCCTGCTCCACAAGCTCGTCGCCGCCGTCGATGCGGAGGAGGCGCTTCGTTTCGAACACGCCGCAGCCATCACCAAAATCAACCGCCCAGCCTGACTTGCCGGTCTGGTTGTCGTAGTACGTTCCATCCGCTTTGAATGAGTCGCCATCATTCACCCAGCAGAGAACGTCGCACTGCTCGCCAGTACAGGGACCGCTGATAACCAGTGCGATATACCCCGGTTCAATCGGTTTCATGCTCATGCCACATCACCCCCGAACATATCCCCCTGCGGTGCCGGTGTCGGCTTATAGCCGCCCTGCATCCGATATTCGTCGGCTGTGCTAGCCGTGCGGCGCCGGCGCATGATCGTCAGCCCGCACTGGTTGCGAAGGTCACGGATCCGGGCGCTGATCGCCGCATGGCTATCCACCACCTTGAAGCGCACCTGGATCGACTCGGCGATCTCATGCAGCTGCATCCAATAGGACGCATCCCGCAGCACCAGGTAGGTCCGGCCCAACTGGGTGTCGGCGTCCAGGTAGCCCGCGTCACGCTGCGGGCGCAGTTCTGTCACGGTTCCCATTAGGCACCTCCTGCGATCAGCCAGATTGCGTAGAACTCTGCGAGGATGGCGGCGTTGCCGGCGACCAGCAGGCCGAGCCGTCCGATGTTGCTCAGTGGGTTCATGCGCTCCTCCCGGTCCCAGCGACTGCCAGGGCCTTGCGATTGATACGACTGACGCTCAGCTGACAGTCCTTACACTCGGTCAGGATCTGGCGCTCGTAGCGACTGGTGGCCACGGTCATCTTCCCGATCGGCTTGTCGAGCCCGCACGCTGGGCAGCGGATGGTCGATGGACGACGTAGTTGGGTCATGCGGCACCTCGCTGGCTGCGGTAGCTTTCCCAATCCAGCGTCAGCGTGGCGCCACCGCCTTCCTGCATGCGGTCCACGATGCGTTCACCCAGGTACTCTCCCAGCTTCTCGCTATCGACATTGCTAATCAGGATCGTGGGCAGCTGCGCCTTGTAGCGCTCGTTAATGATCTTGAAGAGCATCAGTCGCTCCCACTCGGTACCCAGTTGGGCGCCAATCTCGTCGAGGATCAGTAGATCCAGCCCGGCCACGAACGCCTTGATAGCATCGCGCTCGCTGGACTCCTTCTTGCCGAAGGCGCGCTCCTTGATCAGGTCGATCAGCTCGTACACGTCGATACCCATGACGCGGTATCCTTGGGCCAGCAATGCATTACCAATCGCGTAGGCCAGATGGCTCTTGCCGGTACCCACGCCACCGGTGAAGACCAGGCCCCCGCCCTGCTCCAAACGGTCTGTAAAGCGCTCGACGTAGGCCTTGCAGACCGCGACTCGCTGGGCCTTGTCACGACTACCGCCGTGCTCGAAGTTCGCCAGCGTCTTGGCCTGGAACCGACGCGGGATCATCGAGCCTTCGCGCAGTTTCTCGAGCCTGCGCTTGGCAGCGGATTCGCCGGCTTGTTCAATCTCGGCCTGAGCCACGCCCTTCAGATCGTCCTGTACGCAATGCGGGCAGCTAGACCATTTGCCGTTGGGCATGAGCGTGGCGGCATATTCGCCATGGATCCGGCACGTCTCATTCCGGTTCTTGGCCGTGCCAGCCAAAATTCCAGCCAGGTGGCCGCGCACCTGCGGCGTGGTCGTAAGCATCTTGGTCATGACAGCCCCCGTGCCCATTCAGGCAGATCGTCTTCGTTGGTTGGCGTGTACGAGCCCACGGGAAGCGGCTGAGCGAAGCCCATGCGGCCGTCAGTGCGTGTCGATCTCGGTTGTGCAGTCGGCAGGGACCAGTCGTTATCGAACTCAAGCGATGGGCCGAAGAACCGCTTGGCCTGCATCACGAACTCGGTGTGGGCGCTGCCCTTGGCGTTGCAGAAGGCGACGTAACGGCGAACGCCTTCCAGCATCCGTTCAGCAGGTACGCCTTCCTTGCGCCGAGCCTGCCAGGCCTGGAATGCATGGTTTTTCGGGTTGCTACCGGCACGCTTCGGATACGCCTGCCAAGCCTGCTCGAAGTCGTCAGGGTATGGCTTGGCTTTGGCGGCGGGTTTGGGTTGCTGGGATGCTAGTTCGATTTTCGGTAGCTCGTCCTCGCATGCACCACCCGACTGAGCGTTAGCGAAGGAGGGGTTATCTTTCTTATCTATATATGTGGGGTGATTATCGCCCCGTTCAGTGGGGGGGTTTTCGCCCCACTGGGGTGTTGTTACCTGTGATTCCCCACTGGGGTGTTTTTCGCCCCGTTCGGCACTCTTGCGCTTCACCCGGCGAGTAGCGCCCTTGGGCTTTTCCCACTGGGAATAATCCTTGTTGAGACTGATCGGTGAGCGGCTGCCGGAACGCAGCAGAATCTTGCGACGAACCAGCTCGGTGACGATGGTGTTGCAATCACTCCGATCCAGGCCGGTCCACTCAGCAAAGGTATCGCCGCTAATGCGAGCTGATTTGCGCTGCCAACCGTACGTGAAGCGGATCACGGCATCGACGATGGCACGCTCACGGCCGGTCATTCGCGACTGAGCGATAGCCTGGTGCAACTCGGTGGCGATACGAATGAATCCGTCTTCCACCTGGGGACTCCTTGCCGGACCTACGGAACTGTCAGGCCCTGACGATTCGGCGCCCTCACGGCGCGATGGGAACTGGTAAACCTGAGCTGTTTCCATTACATTTACCTCTGTAACCTGTGCTGAATCGCCCCGCCTTGGTCGCCACAACCCGCGGGGCTTTTCGCTTTCTGTGAGTTACACGGGCCGCAGTCGCGGACCGCCCTTCTGCAACGCGTACAGCGCTTTCCCTGCTTCTGCTTGCGCTACCAATAAGCCCGCCTCGAGCACGACATCACACGCACTCATGCCACGAGCCTTGGCGTTTTGTTCGGCCAGGGTGCGCATCGCCGGATCCATTCGGTTAAGCGCTTCCTGGGCCATTTGTTGATCGAACACGTTGCGGTTCTCCTGGGGCCTGTCAGGCCGTTTGTTGTTGGCCGATACTCCGCATCAGGCCCACTTCGGCCATCTTGAGGAGCATCTGTGTGGCAACCTCCCGGCTTTCGTCGCTGAGCGGTTTACCCTCGGCCAGTTCGGCCAGCATTTGCGCATGCCGGCGCTTGCGTTCCTCGTGTGCCTCCATGAACAGGTCATGGAGATACGGCGCCAGGCGGCCACCGGTTTGCATGGCGGCGGATGCCTGCAGGTCTTCGATTTCCTCTTCGGTAAACCGAACCTTCACCACCTCGCTCAGGTGCGTGCCCTCGGGCTTGCGGCGCCGATCCTCGACGAGATAGCTGTCATTGGAGAGATAGCGATCCATGAATGAGTCCTTCCTTGCGGGTTTCGTTATCAGGAGTCGCGGCTCTCACGAGCAGGCGGTCAGAGGGTTAGGCGGCCTGGTCAGCCAGGTCGCTGAATATGTCTTCCAGAGTCACCGGCACACCTTTGGCGCGAAGGACGGCCACGATCCGGCCCACCTTGTTCAGGTCAGGGGTCCGGTAACCGGATTCGTAGTTGGAGATGGCTGTCTGACCGAGCCCTGTGGCTTTGCCCAGTTCGGTCTGGGTCAAACAGGCCTTCTCTCGGAGTTCTTTCAGCTTCATAGGTGATGCCCCGTGATAATTGCTCTTAGGTATATCACGTTATGTGTTTTTCAACAACACGATTTGTCGCGTGACATACCACGTAGCGTGGTTAGCCTAGGCGTATCAAAGGGAGATACGGCATGAGCGAGACCATCGGGGACCGCATCCGAAAAGCGAGAAAGCGTATGGGATTAACCCAGCCCGAGCTGACAGCGGCTTGTGGATGGGATTCTCAGGGGCGCATTTCGAACTACGAGAGGGATCTGCGCGAACCTAAGCGGCCAGACTTAGAGAAGCTCGCAAAAGCACTTGATGTCAGCGTTGAGTGGCTATGGAGTGGGCAAGGCGACTTGGTCAGAGAGAAACACACGGCTGAGCAGAGCAATGTGGCCGAAGCCCCACCGCTACTTGGCATGGTCCCTGAGATCTCCTGGGTGCAGGCTGGGCATTTCAGCGAAGTATGTTTCGTTGATCTCGATCCCGAGAGTACCAACTGGTATCCCCGTCCGCCCAACTGCGGACCGAACACCTACGCCCTCAAGGTTGTAGGCGAAAGCATGCTTGATCGGTATCCCCCAGGCCGCATCATCTTTGTCGATCCTGATGTGGCGCCATTATCCGGTGATGATGTTATTGCAGTCATGACGGAGACCGGCGAGGCAACGTTTAAGCAGTACCTGGAGGAACCTGGGGTTGGCAAGATGCTCAAGGCGCGCAACCCTGCATGGAAGGATCCGTATATTTCTATCAACGGCAACTGTCGCGTCACGGGAGTGATCATGGCTCAGATGGAGCTGCGGCAGCGGTAAATTCTCGTTGATACTGATGATTATGAAGAAAGGCCCGCTCGAAGAGGCCTAGTGCTATTACGCTAGTAGGGGGAATACATGAGGAGGGTCCTTGTTGCTGCTTGCTTTGCGTGGTCGTTACCTCTCAGTGCCTACGCATTCGATCCGGATGGTTTTTTTGAATGCACCTTAGAGCATGTCGAACCAGGAATGGGCAGAGCGGCAGTCGCTATGGTGCGGCAGTCTTGTGCGCATCTTAATGACACCACCATTACGGGTGAGCGAAAGCCTCCTCCTGTTGCGCCGGACTCATACATAAGGGAGTTCAAGAAAAAGCATCCAGAGGCAGCGCATTACGACAACGATGTTCTTGTCTTGGAGTTTCGTGATGCATGGTATCCCTTGCGTAGCTTTGAAGAGGTTCGCGAGTGGTTATACCGAAGCCAGAAAAAGTACGGCCCCATGCCCCCTAGAGAAGACTAGTCTCCTCCACACCCGCCCGCCGAGGCGGGTTTTTTGTGCCTGCCTGTAAATTCTTTCCCTTTCCTTTCAAGTCGATATCACATTTCGATGTGCAAATATCACTTTTCGTGTTGACATAAAAAACACGATGCGTGATATTTACACCACAGCAGCAACACAAGGCCCTCCCAGGCCGACCCGAGCCAGCGGGTTATCTGGACGTGAGCTTTGATCCCGGAAGACCGGGGGAGCCTAGGCCGATCCGACCCTCTCAACGCATGGCGGTAGGCGAGCGATGAGTCCAAGACTCAGCCCAGCCGTAGGTGGCTTTGTAACCTCGGCGGAAGTATCGAATTCAGATGAGGCGATGCGTGCCGCGTCCTTCGGGAGCGCGGATTGACCATCTATCGCCACCCTCACCATCCGTGCCCAAACCAGCCAGGGCAAGCAGTCGGACTGTGCAGATGGTGTCGTAGTAACCCGATGACGGCGCAGCGATGCGATTGGTTGCGTCAGCAGGGAAGTCCGCAGCCCGAACCACGAAGAAGACTGGATCGACTGAAATCGCAAGCGGTTGTGAAGGCGCGGGAACTGCGAGAGTGCCATTAGCGCCCTGGCTCGGGGCTGAGAATGCCGGGCCATCGGGTAGCGCTCTGATCGCCTCATGGTGGAGCAAGCGCGCAGCGAACCGGCTAGCTACCGGGCAGAGTGTTACCCGATGCTCACGCATCACTTCAGTTCCCTGCGTACCGTTGGCCCGGCCCTGTGCCGGGCATTTTTCAGCCAGCATCCGGATGGGCATCGCGCCCCTTTGTGGGGCCTCCGCCGAGCGGTGCCCATCCGGATGCTTACTGCATCGATCGCGTCCGATGTTGCCCGCCTCCGAGCGGGCTTTTCTTCGCCCGAACCAAGGAGGTTTGCATGCCACGTCCCATGGACCTGTTGAATGCCCGCGTCACGATGCCGTCACTCGAGGCCCAGACGCGGCTGCAAGCTGAACTGCGCGAGCTTGCCGCTCAGGCTCGCTACCGAGAGGAAGACGCCAAGCCAATGACCCTGGCCCAGCACGACAACGTGCGCCGGGGTATCGCCTACCGCCAACGCCTGGCTGGCCTGGGTGAAGCGTCATGACACCCCGGGACGAAGCCAAGGCGCTGTCCGGTGTGGTCGGCGCCCTGCTCTGCCCGGGCACGACACGCGCCGACCGAGCATTCATCGTCGATGGCCGGCTCTACAAACTGACCGTCGAGCAGATCAAGGACGAGTTCGAGATGCAACGGCTCATCAATCAGGAGGCGGGGCTGCGACCGCCAGAAGCCGACGATCCCTTTGCCATTGACCCCGCCGACATGCGCGAAGCGCTGCTGGCAGCGCTGGTCGATCCCAACCTGGGCGCCGAGGTGGCTGACCGGCTCGCCCTGTTCACTGAATCGAACGGCTACCCACGACGCACAGCGGATGCAGTGGCCACGCTGCGCGAGGTCATGCGCTGGCACCGAGAACGGAAGGAGGTTTCATGAGCTACCGAGAACGACTGATCCGTGAGCATGCCGAGCGGCTGCGCGAAGGCGTGTATGACGGCGAGCCCGATGCCGTGGCGCCCTTCGCCGAGTACCTGGCGGAGCAAGGTTCGCTGGGTCATGGCGTTACCGAGATCAAGGCCGACATGACCGTGGCCGACCTGGTCGCGGTGTATCTGAAATCGGGCGCTGCCCAGCTCGAGCTGAGCGCTTGGGCAAAGATCGTTGCCGAGGACGCGCAGGAAGAAACGGAACTGAGGGACGCGGGCTGAAGGGTGCCCCTTTCCTGTGGCAGCAGGTCAGGGGCTGAAGCACGGGTCAGAGCTTCATAATGGAGAGTAGACATGATTCTGGAAGAAGCGAAGCAGGAACTGCAGGCCAATGGTCGCATCAGCACCCTTGGCATGCCGGAAGATATCTGGCTGGAACTTCGCGGCCTGGGTATCGGTGCCAGCGAAGCCGCGGCGGCGATCGGCATCAGCGAGCATCGTACGCCCTATGAAATCGCCGAGCGCAAACTCGGCCTGTCCCGGGACGACGACGAGGCCAACTACCGTCGCCAGCTGAAGATGGCTATGGGCCACGTCATGGAGCCGGTCACCGCCTCGCGCTTTGCCGAAGCCACCGGGCTCACCGTCCAGAACTACAACGCCATGGTCGCACACCGTGACCATTCCTGGATGCTGGCGAACATCGACCGCCGCGTGGTCGGCGTCACCGAAGGCCAGGCGGCGTGGCTGGAAGGCATCTTCGGACAGCCAGTGAACGGCCCGGGCGTGATCGAGCTCAAGAACGTCGAGTTTGGCCAGGCCTGGGGCAAGCCGGACAACGTCCACGCCACCGCCGGGCTCTGTACCAGCGGCGAGGTGCCGGAAGACTACTTCGTTCAGGTCCAACATCAGTTGGCCGTGATGGGCTACGAATGGGCGTTCCTGGTCGTGACCATCGCCGGCTGGGAAACCCGCTGGTACCCGATCCTGCGCGACGACGCGTTGATCGAGGACATCATCGAGCTTGAAGGCGAGCTGTGGGCCGGCATCCAGCGCGGCGAGTTGCCCGATATCGACGTCGAGCATCCCAAGGCCATCGAGCTGCTGCAGCGGCTCTACCCCGGAACCGATGGCAGCGTGGTAACGCTCGACGAGCTCACCCACTGGAAGCGTGTCGAGGAAGACGCCAAGGCCGAGATCAAGGAACTCGAGACCACCGCCAAAACGGCCCGCGCCCGCATCCTCAAAGCCATGGGCAACGCCGCCGTGGGCGCCTTCGCCGATGGCACCTGCTACCGCCGCAAGAAGGTGGAGCGCAAGGGCTACGAAGTGTCCCCCTCGTCCTACATCGACTGCCGCGTAGCCAAGCTGAACAAGGCCGAGCGCGAGCAGCTGGAAGCCAATGATCAAGGAGAAGCCGCATGACCACCCAGACCGCCCCCGCCGTTCAGCAGCAAGAGATCCATGAACCCGAGTTCAACGCCCCGGCACAGGCCGGCGGCGTGGAGCTGGCCACTAACGAAGTGCGCAACCAGTTCATGCAGGCCATGACGCCGCGCAGCTTCGATGACGTGTGGCGCATGTCCACCATGATCGCTGACAGCGACCTGGCGCCGAAGGACTATAAGGGCAAGCCGGGCAACGTGATGATCGCCTGGCAGACCGGCGTCGAGCTGGGCATCACCAGCCCCCTGCAGGCCATCCAGAACATCGCCGTGATCAACGGGCGCCCCACCATCTGGGGCGACATGATGCTGGCCATCTGCCGTGCGGCCCCGGCCTGGTCGGAAGCCGACTTCGCCGAGTGGATCGAGGGCGAAGGCATGGAGATGACCGCGCACTGCACCGTGCGTCGCCGGCCCAACGGCAACGTGGCTCACTACACCTTCAGTGCTCAGGACGCCAAGGATGCTGGGCTGCTGGGCAAGCAAGGCCCCTGGCAGCAGTACAAGAAACGCATGATGCAAATGCGTGCCCGGGCCTTCGCCCTGCGTGACACCTTCACGCCCGAGCTGAAAGGCATCCGTATGGCCGAGGAAGAGCGCGACATCACGCCAGAAGCCAATGCCCAGCCTGCCAGTCAGGCCCAGCAGGCGCCTCAGCAGCGTGCCGGTACCGCTGGCAAGGTCGGCAATAAGCTGGCCGAGCAGCGCGCCAAGCGTCAGAGCCGCCAGGTGTACGAAGCTACTGCCGAGCAGCAGGCCGACGCCCAGCCAGAGCAGGCAGAGCCGTCAGGCGTGATCACATGCGCCTACGTCTGCGACCAGATCAACAAGGCGACCACGCCAGAAGAACTGGACGAGGCGCGAGATCTGGCCCGCCATGTTCCCGAAGAGGATCGCGGCGTCGTCAACGAAACCTTCAAGGCCCGTGTCGCAGCACTGAAGAAGGCTGCCGACGCCAAGCAGTGAGGAGGCAATCATGTCTCGCAAGTATCGCCCCTGGTCGCGAGCCGAATACGACCGCCTCGAGGCCCTGCTCAAGCAGGGCCTGACCTATGCACAGATTGCCGTCGAGATGGGGCGCGAGCGGTTGAGCGTTCAAGGCACAGCCCAGCGCATCGGGTTGTCCTCGCATGATCGCCAAGGCCGGTGGCGTCGGCGTGACTGGACGGTGATCGATACGCTGCTGGCCGAGTGCATCGAGACCCGGCTGATGACCGTGCCCCAGGCGGCCAAGCACATCACTGCGCTGGGCCACGATGTCTGCGCCTCGTCGCTCTACGAGCGCATCAAGGCAAACCCTGACCTGAAGAAGCGGGCGCGCATGAATGCCCAGCGTCGGATGGTTTCGGTGGGCCAGCGCTTGCAACGGCGGCGCCATGCCGCCTGATCCCTTTCGCAACATCCCGCTGTTACCGCGCTGCTCGCCGGGACGGGCGCGGCGGGTGGGTCACCTGTACGGAGTATCCCGGGGCAGCCGAGACGAATCGCTCTCCCTTCCCTACCCCAGCAGCGCGGCGTGGGTGTCGTAAGCACTGGGTCGGGTGGTACCGCGACAGCGGTAGGTTCGGGCAACGCCGTTGCCGCACGTCACGCGGCTTTCATTTCTAGGCCCTGCTAGTCCGGCGGGGCTTTTGGATTCTGGAGGTGGTTATGCATCCCTGCACCAAAACGACGTGGCACATACACATGCCGGTCGATTACCTGTTGAAGCTATCCGATAAGCGGTTGATGGAAACGATCAGGCACCCAGGCGGTGCAGATGGAGCCCGGGCGGAGCTACGCGACATGCTCAGCAAAGGCATCACCAACCTCGTGGCGGGGCCGTGCGATAATCAAAACCCGGATGGAACATGTGCAGGCCACCCGAGCGAGGTAGCGGCATGAAGGAACGCCCGATCCTATTCGCCGGCGACATGGTCCGCGCCATTCTCGACGGCAGGAAGACGCAGACGCGGCGGATCATGAAGCCACAACCCGAGCCGACACCGGATGATTATACCGGCCCTGCTGGGCACTGGTGGCCGTCCAATGAGGTTCAGTCGATGGTTCACGTCGAGCGAGAGCTTCAAAACCTTGGCGGCGGCTGGGAGGGCTTAGCAGGAACGATTTGCCCCTACGGCCAGCCCGGCGATCGGCTTTGGGTGCGGGAGACGTGGCAGGGCCCGCTTGTCTCCGAAGAAGAAATGGATGCCGATCCTAGCTGGGCGAAGGACATGTCGCGCTACAAGGACGCTTCCCATTGTGTGTATCGAGCATCCGGTGATTCATGCGAGTTCGTTGATCCTGACGGCGACCTTGTAAGCCGGTGGCGCCCCTCCATTCACATGCCTCGATGGGCCAGCCGCATCACTCTGGAAATCGTCAGCGTGCGCGTCGAGCGGTTGCAGGAGATAAGCGTCGAGGACGCCCGGTCCGAGGGCGTGCAGGCGTGGATAGACAGCTTCAAGGATGGCCCGATCTACCACCAGAACAGCCAGCTTGACGCCTATCCGGTGACGGCATTCAGTCGCCTGTGGCAATCCATCAACGGCGACGGCTCATGGGACGCTAACCCCTGGGTGTGGGTCGTCGAGTTCAAGCGGATCGAGGAAGCGAGGGCTGCCGCATGAACATGATGACGGCCATCGGTGCCATGCTCGCCCAGACCACCAGCCTCTGGGGCATTCCCAAGGCTCGCAGCCAGGCACCGCCGAAGCCCCGCTATGGCAGCGTGAAGCGATACCAGCGCGCCGCGGCCAAGGCTAGGGCAAGGCGGCGAGCGAAGCGGCTAAAGAAGCATTGACCCTTCGCCAGTGTCGTAAAGATTGCGTCACGGTAAAATAGTACGCCCCGAACAAGCTTAATCTACGGGAAAACACTACGCAGCGGAGCGAGGAAATAGCATCATGCGCATACAAACCCCAGAAGTGATCAGAGTACCCTGTCCTTATTGTGAAGAAGAGGCCGGAAAACCCTGTCGCACCAAAAGTGGCGAACTTGCCGATAAGTTTCACGTAGAGCGCTGTGAATCATATTGGGCAAGGCAGAACGATAAGCCTCTCTAGTTTGATGTAATCATTTGTCATCTAAGGCCACCCTACGCGGTGGCCTTTCTCGTTATGGAGGTTTCGCCATGCATACCGCCATCGAGTGGCAGCGAGTCATCGAGCGCAACAAACACGAATACCAGGAGAGCGACGCCGAGGGCAGAGCCTGGCTGCTTGAGAGCTGGCAGCGTCACCATGAGCGTATGAACAATACCGCCGCCGCTTGGGAAAGGCTCCGCAATGCCTCGCCCGAGGAGATCGCAGAGCATCGCAGCAAAGCTGCGGACTATGCCGGGCTGATCGAATGGGCAGCGCGTCAGCCTGGCGAAGTGCAGAAGCGCCTGGCCTTGTAAGACAGATTCTGAAGCCACCGGCCGGTGGCTTTCTTGTTTCTATAAGGAAGAAAAATGAACCTGAACCTGGGGCTGTTCGGCCACGAGCTGGTCATCGACAACTTTGCCGGGGGCGGCGGTGCCAGTGAAGGCATCGAACAGGCTCTGGGTCGTCCGGTAGATCTCGCCATTAACCACGACGAGGCGGCCATTGCCGTCCACACAGCCAACCATCCAGGCAGCGAGCATGCCGTTGCCGACGTCTGGGACATCGACCCTGAGCAGGCGACGCGCGGCATGCCGGTCGGCCTGGCGTGGTTCTCTCCCGATTGCAGGCACCATTCAAAGGCCAAGGGTGGCCGGCCAGTCAGCAAGAGCGTGCGCGGACTGGCCTGGGTGGCTGCCCGCTGGGCGGCGAAAGTGAAACCTCGGGTGATCATCCTCGAAAATGTTGAAGAGTTCCTCGATTGGGGGCCACTGATCAAGGGGGCAGACGGCAAGTGCCGCCCCGATCCGGCGCGCAAAGGCCAGACCTTCCGGGGATTCGTCCGGGCGCTGGGTCGCCATGGGTACCAAGTGGACTGGAAGATCCTGCGTGCCTGCGACTACGGCGCCCCGACCATCCGCCGCCGGCTGTTCCTGATCGCTCGCCGCGATGGCCTGCCGATCTGCTGGCCGAAGCCTACACACGCTGACCCGGCCGCGCCGGCAGTGCGCCGGGGCAAGCTTCAGCCATATCGCAACGCTGCCGAGTGCATCGACTGGTCGATCCCCTGCCCGAGCATCTTCGACCGGGACCGGCCGCTGGCGGAGAACACGCTCAAGCGTATCGCCAAGGGTGTGATGCGTTACGTGGTCGAGAGCGGCGACCCGTTCATTGTGCCAATAGCTAACTATGGTCGCGGTGCCGTCCAGGCCAACGACATCCGCGAGCCACTACGCACCATCACGGCTTGGCCGAAGGGTGGTTCGTTCGCGGTAGTCGCCCCGCATATCACCAAGTTTCGGTCAGGGGCGGTCGGTCATCGCATGGACGAGCCAATGCATACGATAACGGCCAACGCCAACGTCACCCGGCCAGGCGTGAACCCGGGAGGATGCGCCCCGATTGGAGTCGTATCGGCCTTTTTGGCCAAGCACTTCACGGGCGTGGTCGGTGACGACTTGCGCAATCCGGTACCGACCATTACCGCCACTGATCACAACGCCTTGGTGGCGGCCAACCTGGTCAACCTGAAAGGCTCCGACCGCGGCGGTCGAGATCTTCGCGAGCCGATGCCTACCGTCTGCGCTGGCGGCACCCACGCTGCAGCCGTGGCCGCTTTCCTCGCGCCCTACTACGGCAGCGGATCGGGAGAGACCGGACGCGACCTGCGTGCACCGGCTCCAACGGTCACCACAAAGGACCGCTTCCAGTTGGTCACGGTGATGATCGACGGCGAGCGCTACGTCATCACCGACATCGGCATGCGGATGCTTCAGCCGCACGAGCTCGCAGCAGCCCAAGGTTTCCCACCTGGCTATCAGCTCGAGGAAGCCAACGGCAAGCGCGTACCGAAGTACACCCAGGTGCGACTCATCGGCAACAGTGTCTGCCCGCCGTTGGCCCGGGCCATCGTCGAGGCCAACTTCACCCACGAGCGCAGGTTCATGCCGGCTTCGGATGCAGTAGCCGCTTGATTCCATGCCGCCACCCAGGCGGCTTTCTTCATTCTGGAGACCCTGTCATGCCACACAAGCCCAGCATCGATTCGCTATCGGTATGGCTCAACAAGTCCGCGATCCAGCAAGCCTTCACGACTATCGTCTGCCCAATCCTCGAAGCTAAAGCTGTCGTCAAGGCGAGCGGCAAAGAGGAAGCAGTGAAGCTATGCGGCGACGGCAAGCACGACTACCCCGTTGCCGGTGAAGTCACCATCGGCCACACCGGAGACCTGGTCGTGAAGCTGATAGTTGAACCAGCCAGCGGCGGCTACAGCGGCGAGGTTCTCTATCACGACGAAATCAACGCCATCGGCATTTCAGACATGGTCGTAGACGGCCAGCGCCTCAAGCAGAAGGAGCAATAAGCATGTGGTTCAAAACCCTGCATCTCTACCGCGTCCATGATGCGGTCGCCCTCGCCCTGCCCGTCCTGAACGAAGCGCTCCAGGAGCAAGCCTTCCGCCCGCTGGGCAGCGTCGAAGCCAAGCGCATGGGCTGGATTGCTCCGACTGGGCGTGGCAGTGAAGTCTTCGCCCATGAGGTGAGCGGCCAGCGCCTGCTGTCGGCGCAGCGTCAGGAGCGGTTGCTTCCGGCCAGCGTGGTCAAGGAGGAAGTCGAATCCCGGGCTGCTGAGCGTGAGGAAGCCGAGGGCCGCCCGCTGCGGAAGCAGGAGAAGCAGGCGCTGAAAGAGCAGGTTTATGAAGAGCTCCTGCCCCGCGCCTTCGTGCGCTCGTGGCGCTTCGATCTGTGGTGGGACAGCTCACGCAACCTGATCGCCGTGAACGCCACCAGCCGCAAGCGTGCCGAGGATGTGCTCGATCTGCTGCGCCAGACCCTGGGCAGCCTGAAGGTGACGCCGCTAGCTACGCGCACCACGCCAACCCGGGCCATGACTGAGTGGTTGAACGATCCCGTTAAGCGCCCTGCCTGGTTGGCCCTGGGCAACCAGGTGGAGATCAAGGCGGTCAGCGGCGACGAGAGCGTGGTGCGTGGCATGCAACTGGATCTCGACGGCGAGGAGGTGCATGTCTGCCTGGATGCTGGCAGACAAGTCACGCGTCTGGCCATGACCATCGACGAGCAGGTGTCGTTGACCCTGGGCGATGACCTGGCCCTGAAAGGCCTGCGTTTCGCGGACGCGCTCCTCGATGAAGCCAGTCAGACCGACGATGGCGACGATCCGGTGCTGAGGCTGGAGACGGACTTTGCCTTGATGACCGGCGCCCTATCCGGTGCGATTTCCTGCCTGGTGGAAGGCTTGGGTGGCGAGGCAACACCGGCCACGCCGGCACCATGAACAGAGACGTGCGGAGTATCAACATGAACGCAGCCCAGCAGCACATCGACGATCCCCTCTCCTTCGCCATCGCCCAGCAACTCAAGAATCAGGATCTGCAGGAGGCGCTCGCTCAGGCTGAGCGCCGCGCCAAGGTTGCCGAGCAACGCGCTCGGCAGGCCGACAAGCTGCAGCAGGAAGCCAGCCAGCAGCGCGAACGCGCCGACCGACTGCGCGGAAAGCTTGAGGCAGCCACCAAGGAAGCGAAACAGGCGAAGCATGAGGCCAGGCAGGTAGCGCAGCAGGCGGAAGCGGCACAGGCACGCACTGCCCGCGAGCGAGAAGCCGTTGCCGGCATGCACATGACGCTCAAGAGCGATGACGAGCAGATGGTCATTCAGTTGGCCTACAACCAGGTGCACGTCCACGAGCCGGATCGCTGGTACATGATCAGCTCCATGCCGCTCGATCGTGCGCCCAAGCATCGCTTGATCTTCTGCGGCCTGATCGACGGCGTGAAGGCGGGCAAGTACGGCAAGTTCGCCATCGAAGCCGCCCATCGCCTCGCCCGGGAGTGGCGCAAGGAGCATGGCTGCCTGCGCGTCGAGGATCTCGACTTGCCCAGCAATGTGGTCACGCGGCTTGAAGATGCGGGCTTTGAGATGGCCAGAGAGATCAGCCACAAGGAAGTGCCGGAGGAATTGGTGAAGATCAAGGGTATCGGGCCGGCGGCGCTGAAGAAGGTAGCCAAGGCGCTGCGGAAGGAGGGATTGGTGTGAGCAATGCCACGGTCTGCGATAAGCATGCAGAGAGCCCATCCATTATCTACGGCGAGTGCGTCGGCTGTGAAATAGATGAACTGCAGCAGGTCTACCGTCTAGCTCGCGACTTCGTGCAGGCCAAGGGTCGCTACCACTCACAGCATGCCATGTGCGACTTGCTTGAGCACTTCGGCAAGCCGTGCGTGAGGCCGGATAAGCAGGGTGATAAACCGCACCACGAAAGCGATCTCCCCAAAATATGGGAGTTGTACCGGCACAAGAACGGCACGCTGTACCGCGTGGCGCTGGTGGCCAATCAGAACAGCAATCGGCCCGAGTATCCGGTCATCGTCAACTACACGGACGACGACGGTAACACCTGGGCGAAGACGCTTGGCAAGTTCCTGAGCAAGATGACGCGGGTGGGTGATGGCATTTGGTGATTACAACGGTCCGGACAAGCCGGATAAGGGGTGCGAAGGCGGAAGCTGCAACAGGACACGCTGCCAAGCATCGCCGGCTATCTGGTTTAACCACGGATCGTATTCGTGGTATTGCGCAGATTGCCGTCGAGACCTGGAGTTCGATCCGATCAACAAGGAGCATTGGGATAACGTGTTTCGCCCTCATTGCGGGCACCCCATGTTCGAGACGCGACAGATGATGGATGCGCGAAAAGGCTAGATAGCCGACAGCCACACCACGGCCCCGCATGGGGCTTTATTTTTGCCCGAGAGGAAGAGATGAGCATCGATATTGTACCGCGCAAAGCTGTAGTGGGCGTGCTGGGCATGCCCAACGGATTCTGGCCAGCGCTTTGTGTAGAGACGCCAGTGTCAGCATTGATCGACTGCGAGTACACGAATCGCGGCACTATTCGCTATGAACACGAAGGCTTCGTCGGCGCATGGTTCAGCGTGGCGGAAGCGCTTGAGATGCATCGCATCCTGACCGAACACGTCGAGACCGACGAATACCGCAATCACCGCTACTTCAAGGAACGGCAGAACCAAATGAATCTGATATTGGAATTCTTGCCGCTATGTGGCGGCTTCCGAATGAACCACTAACCGCCCACGAGGCGGTTTTCTTTTGCCTGACGGCAGGCATTGCAGGGCCTGTCAGTCCCTTCCGGGTCAAGTAGTTAGAGGTCATCATATCTATGGAAGCACTGTTTCTGTCTCCCGAAGAGCTGGAGCAATTGACTGGACGCAGGCGCGGCAAGGAGCAGCGCGAAACACTCGACAGTCTGGGCATTCGATGGAAGGTGAATGCTGCTGGCGACACCCTGGTCGGGCGCCGGCATGTCGAGGAAGTGTTCTGTGGGCTCGGGGCAGCCAATACGGAGCGCAAGAAACCCAACCTTGGAGCCCTGGGCCGATGAGCAAGCTTGGCATCCCGCGCGTGTACTGGAAGGACGGCGCCTGGCGCTACAAGTGCAACGAACGCCAGGCCAAGCTCATCGGCAAGACCTGGCTAAAGCTGGGGGCAACGGAAGCCGAGGCGCGAGCCGAGTTCGCTCGCTGGGAATCGCGCCTGTTTCCCAAGGCTGGGATGGGGCGACTGTTCGACCGCTACGAGGCCGAGGTCATCCCACTGAAGGAGAGCGAGGCGACACGGAAGTCGAACTACGACGAGCTGAAGAAGCTGCGCCTGGTGTTTGCCGAGTGCGAGCCAGGCGATATCACCGTGCATGACATCTACGCCTACCTGGACAAGCGTGCCCAGCAATCGCCCACCCAGGCCAACCACGAAATCTCGCTGCTCAAGCACATCTTCAAGTACGCGCAGCGCTGGGGCGTGCATGACCACAACCCGGCCGCGCCGGTCGAGAAGCTCAAGGTGGCGCCGCGGGATCGCTATGTGACGGACACCGAGTTCGCCACCTTCCTTAAGTACACCACGCCATGGGTGCGCCACTACGCTCTTTTCAAGTACCTGACCGGCCTCAGGCAGCGCGACATTCTGAGCCTGCGCCTGGATCAACTGCAGACGGATGGCATCGTGATGCGGGCCAGCAAGACCCGGAAGCAGTTCATCATCCCCTGGACCGAGCAGCTCCGCCGGATCGTCGCCTGGGTGAAGGCCAACAACAAGAAGCAAGGCCCCACCCTGTTCTGTGACCGCAATGGCAACGCCTACAACAAGGACTCGTTCCATACACGCTGGCAATGGGGCATGCGCAAAGCGATGAAAGAAGGTGGCCTGCGCGAGCGGTTCACCGAGCATGACCTGCGTGCCAAACATGCGACGGATGCCGAGCAGCAAGGCATCGATGTCACCACCAATCTGCAGCACTCGGACCAGCGCACCACACAGATCTACCTGCGCCAAAAACAGGTGCTCTCGATCATCGCGCTCGAGATTGAAGGCGTCGAAATCCTATAACCGTGCCCTGCCCAAACCCGGCAGAAACCCTGCCAAACCGCCCTTCTATAACGCGACACCGTTATAGAGCCGTACCCTAAGTGATTGTTTATGCTGCAAAATACGCCACTTCTTTTCCGGTCTTGAAAACCGGCAAGGGTTAACGCCCTTCCAGGGTTCGAATCCCTGTCCCTCCGCCAAAACATAAAGGGGAATCAGTTACTTAGCTGATTCCCCTTTGTTGTTTGTGCGGTTAAAAAATCGCCAAAGTGCAACAGGTGCAACGTTCTCCGTTGCACCGCCCGCCCTAGACCAGTGCCTAAACGCTTGTTTTTCGACCAAGGCATTAGGACACCCCATACTTGCCAGCCACATTCTGGATCGACAGCCGGAGGAAAGCATCGAGGACTGGGAAGTCATGCTTGAGGAGCTGGGCACCCATGGCAGCGTGACAATCACGCGCTTCGATGACGGCTCCGTAGGGCTGCGCTGGAACGTAGCGGAGAGTGCGCCCACCAACCAGGACTTTAGGACATTCAGGACATCGGTTCGGCTTATTTCTTTTGCTCAGTCTTCCAAGGTCAACTGGCGAACATGGATGCCCATGGCTGAAGCAATCCTCTTGAGCGTCGCATGACGCAACCTGGCAGCAGGACGCTCCCACTGCGCAACCTGAGCCTGAGACACCGCCAGGCGCTCGGCCAGATCCGCCTGGGTCATGCTCAGGTACTCACGCCAGCAGCGGACCAGCGGCACGTCATCGACCAGATGCCGGCTCACGACTTCGTGAGGCAGCGTCAGGGCATCGGCTTCCCCGGCACGGTCAACCAGCTCGGTAAACTGCTCGAGCGGCATCACGGCAAAGCGGCGACCATCCTGCTCGCTAATACGATAATCAATAGGTGCGTTCATCGCGCTTTTTCACCTCCTCGATCGATACCACCTTCAAGCCCGTCTCCACGTCAAACAGCACTCGGTAGCGGCCTACGCGCATGCGGTACTGATATTGGTGCTTCTTCAGAGGCTTGATGTCCTTGCTGCTCATGGCCTCGGGCCAATCTGCCAGCGATCCCACGCTTTCGACGATTCGGCTACGGTCTGGCGGCGGTATCTTCTTGGCCTGCTTGGTGGCCTTCAT